TGCACGATGATACAGATTGTGTCCTTAACGACATAAATCAGCCTTTTGTTTTAGGGGCTGGAGACGCAAATCCGGAAACGGGTTATCCGGGAGAGTATGCTGAAAAATGGAACAGGAGGGCTGAGAATGATGGGCGGTGGATTTCGTGGGAGGAAGCAGGGAACTGTGTTCCATCGCCGGACAGGCACGAGTGCTCTGTTTGCCACGATGCGGCGCAAGTGCTTGTAAATGGGTTTGAATTGTTGTCGGATTACTGCCCCAACTGCGGGGCCAAGATGGACGGAGGTGACAACACTGAACGTTGAGCGCCCGGCTTCCTGCGAAAGTGCACTGCGTGGGCTGCAGCATCAACTCATCGACTGAAAGGAGATATTAAACTATGCAGTTAGAAGTAGCCGTTGAAATTCAGAAGGCTTACAGCAAGCTCACGTCTGGGCAGGTCCCCTTCACCAAGAAGAATATGTGTGCGATTTTGGCGCCACTTAGAGACAAGTACGGCCTGACGGACAGGCAGGTGCTGGCAGTTGCTCGCAACGAATTGTCCTTGGAAGAAATCATGCTGCTCAACCAGACTCAGGAGGAGACGAAGCAGCATGGATAAGTACATCTACGGCAAGAGAAAGGACGGAGGTGCTGAATGAAACGGAAAGACTGGCTGATTATAGCCTTTTGGACGATGGTTATAGCCGCTGGCATTGCGTTTATCGTGTTTTATTTCAAAAGCATTTTAACCGCCGACATTCCCCTGTGGCTGAAACTGCACTTGTTAAGGGGGAAGTAAGATGGCCAAACAATCTGGATACTTGCAACGGTGGGAGAACGAGACCAACCGGCTGCTTCAGGCAACGATGGTTATAACCTCGCAATATGACATTGATACATTGCAAATCGCAATTCACCAGACGGAGGGCTGGGGATATGACCGCATTATGAGGCTCACCGAAGCATGGGCAGAGGTGAGAAAAGAATACAGACCGGCGCTGGACTACAAGAATCCGGCGGCGGACGTGTGTCAGGAGCACATGGACCGGGTGCTGAAAGAGATCATCCGGGATAAGGCGGAACTGATTCCGCACGCTGAACGGTACAAAGATTTGAAAAAAGTGACGTATGGAGGACGGAAATGAAGATCGGACAGACGGTGCGGGCAAAGTTCAGGACGCTGCCGGTGGAGCGGGCGAAAAGTGAGCAGTCAAGCGTGGAACTGTGCCCGATGCGGGCGGGGCGGGTGACATGGGTACACCCCAAGGGACGGTTTATCACCGTGACGACCAAAACCCTTGGCGGGGATGTGACGGAGAACTTTTTGCCCGGAGAGGTCCGGGCAGTCTGAGAAAGGGAGCGGAGGACATGGCAGAGACACTTGTAAATTTTGTGCTCCTGCTTGTAGTGGTGGGCTTTGCGGTCTATGAGGCGAGCAGCGGGAATATTGCCATGACGGTATACGCCTGCACGCTGCTGGCGCTGTTTTCTTTGCTTTGGAAGATGAAAAGCATCGAACGGCGCCTGAAACGGCTTTGCGAATTGCTGGAAGGGGAGGGGGACGATGGAGAGGACTGAGGACCGCCGGGAACTGCCGGTCTACGCGGTACGGCTGCGGGAATTGCGGCGGGCCAGAGGTATGAGCAGCCGCCGGGTATCGGAATACTGCGGTATGAGCCACGGCATGGTAGGATTTTACGAAAGCGGCATGAAGGAACCGAAGGCGTCGGCCCTGATCACGCTGGCGGATTTTTACGGCGTGAGTGTGGATTACATCCTTGGCTTGGAACCGGAATAAAAAATTTTTCAAGTGGCTACTAAAGTTTACCAAATCGGGAAAATCTTGTGAAATAATAGAGAGTGAGAAGAAATAAATTCTTTTCACTCTCTGTTTTTCTAGGGGAAGGAGGCCGTGAATGGAACTGGAACCGATGGATACAGCGGAACTGACTGCACAGCAGGAACGCTATGACGCCATTGCCCGTGCCACGAGCGACAGCCTTGCCCTTTTTTACTGCTGCATTGAATTTGACCGGCCCTTTGATATGCTGGCGGTGCCAAAGGAACCGGACGTAGGTGAGAAGTGGGTCGCCTATCTGGACAACCTGCGGCTGAAGAAACTGGACACACGGCGGGGAGAACCCCTTGGCTTTCTGGACGGGCTGACGGACATTACCAAGATTTTTGGCGAGGGGCTGACCGCCGGGGAGTTTACCAAGGCGGTGGGCAACGAGAAGTCCGCCCGGAACCGGAAAGTGGGGACGGCACAGCAGCGGAAGAACTGGGGCGAGAACTCCGCAAAGAACCCCTACACCTCCGAGGACTATGACGAGCTGGACCGCATTTATGAGGCACTGTCCAGCGACCTGATGGCGGCGGGCGGCGTAAGCGTGAAGCAGGAGTTCATTCTGCGGGACTGTGCGAAGATGACGCTGGACCGGGATAAGATGCGGGCCATCGGCCAATATGACAAGGCGGCTAAGCTGAACAAAATGGTTCAGGATAACCTGTCCAGCGAGGGACTGCGGAAAAAGGACGCGAAGCCCATTGACGATCTGCGGATCGACAGTCTGGTGGAAGCGCTGGAAAAGAAAGGACTTTTGAAAAACGGGAAGCAATGCGACCCGGACGAAATGTTCCGCATTTTGTTTGGGCGATCCTGCAAATACCCCTACACCATGGACGCGGCGGAACAGATGCTTATGATCAACGAAAACCGGATGCGACAGAACGAAGGGCGGCCTGAGTTGACCACCCTGCCGCCGGAGATGCGGCTGCGGGACGAGTTGGGGGAGTTTGCGGAGGAACCCAATGAGCAGGAGAAGGAGGCATACCAGCGGCTCGGACTGGTGAAGATGCCTCCGGCGAAGAAAAAGCGGTAAGGAGGAGCCATGGCACGGCGAGCCGGAAAGGCATGGACAAGTTCGCAGGGCTGGGTCAGCGTGAAGCCCACAGCAGAGCGGGACTACACGGACTATGAGGATGCCTGGTGGGCCTTTCTGATCTGGGTGTTCCGGTGGTATCCGGACAAGCTGCTGGACCTTGTGCGGAGCGACGAAGCGGACTTCGCCAACGAGGAGATTATGCAGCGGGTGATGGTGCGGGCCTACGCCCGGAAACGGGAGGTGGCGATCACCGGCACCCGAAGCCTGACAAAGACCAGCACAAAGATGAAATACGCCATGGTGAACGGACTGGTATGGCCGGGGACCCAGAGCGCGTATTATGGTCCAAGCTACAAACAGCTTGCCGCCATCGGCGGAAAAACCTATCACCAGATTGAGCACGATTACCCCATTCTTGCCAAGCACTGGCGGGTCAGCGCGGAAAGCAAGGACGACTTCAAGATCGAGACGGACGGCGGAAGCGCCTTTTATATCTCCGCCATGCGCGGCGACAACCTGCATGACGTGACGGCGGAGGAATACGCACAGGAAGAAAACCCGCCCTTCGACTACAACGAGTATTCCACCGTGGTGCTGCCGGCCGTGCGTCTCTGGCACAACATCAGCGGTGAGCGGGACAAAAACTTTGTAGGCTACAAGAAACACGCCATCACCAGCGCAGGGCGCAAGCAGAACCACGCGTTTCAGACCCGGTGCAAGGTAATGAAGAAAATGACCCAAGGGGAAAGCGCCTTTGCCATTGACATTTCATGGGAGAGCATCGTGCTCATGCAGATGCGGCCCTATGAATGGGCGCAGGGACTCCGGGAGGAACTGACGGCGGAAAAGTGGATGCGGGAGATGGAGAGCCGGTTTACCGGCGCAGACGAGTTCCCCGTGCTTTCCGACGAGGTGCTGACGGATTCCCAGCGGGTGCTGGTGATGGAGACGGAGCACTGCTGCAAGGACCCGCACCCCAAGCTGGACCCGGAGGAAGTTATTTACATCGTGGGCTATGACGTTTCCTACGAGGATTCGGCAAAGAACGCCAAATGCGCCTGCGTGGTGATAAAGCTGACGCGGCAGCGGGAATACCTGAAACGGGACCGCTTTTTGAAGCAGCTGGTTTACATTGACGATTGGCCCCCGCCGGACCAGAGCAAGGCGCAGGCACGGCGGCTGAAGGCCATTTGGAACCGATTCTGCTATGACGGCAGCCAGACCTACATCGCCATCGACTCCTGGCAGTACGGGCGCGGGGTGCTGGAAGATTTGATGACCGACTTGGGAGACGGCCTTCCGCCCCTGTGCGTGAAGAACCACGCGGCCTATGCGGCGGCGGAGCTGCCGGGGGCGATTCCGGTGATCTACCCCATCAAGGCAGGCGGCACCGGCGTGACGGACCCAGACTTTGAAATGCTGAAATACGCGCAGACGGAGTTTGAGCACCACAACGTTGAACTTCTGACGCTGAACGCCAACGAGGGCGTGGAGGCGTATAAGCGCGCCCACCGCATCCGGGACGATGACCGGGATTACCAGTTCGCACAGCCTTATCAGAAGTGCCGGGAGCTGTCCGGCCAGATACAGAACCTGAAGCTGGTGCCCAGCGGGGCGGGGATGAGCGAGAAGCGCATTTCCAAGGCCATCCAACGCGATAGCTGGTCCGCCACGAAATATGCCCTGCGGCTGGCCCAGCTGATCGAGCGGGAGGAACTGCTGACGGAGATCCACGGAAGGAACAAGAGTGACTGGGCGTCGGCGCTGGATCGGTTCAAGGAAAACAAAGTGGCTCCGCCTATCAGCACCGGAAGCAGCGGACGGCTGGTGACGGCGCGGCGGGGAGGCCGGAGGTTTTGACAATGGCTCAACGGAAGAAACGATACCGGTTGTACGCCATGGGGCGGACCCGGAAAACGGAAGAGATCGCGTATGACACCCGGTTTTACCGGATCTGCGCAGGGTACATTCTGCTGTATCTCACCGGACGGAAAAAGCCGGAGGGCGCAGTGGAGGTGGCCGGGGCAGACATGGACCGTCTGACAGACGGGGACCGCCTGTGGCTGGCGGACTGCAACACCATGATCCTGGCAGAAGCGGCGGCCCAAGCGGGCGTAACGCCGGAAGCAGCGGAGAAGCAATGGGTCAGCACTCTGGACCGGCTGGAATGGGAATTGCAGAAGGAGCGGGAACGCATGAAGGGAGGCGGGGAGCATGGACCTGCAAACTGAATTGAGGTCGGTGCAATTCGCCTCATACCCGAAGATATTCGGAAGGCTGCGGGAACTGGCGGCACAGTACGGCGATCTGCCCATGGACGCCGTAAGCAGTGCGTTTATGCGGGCGGCCAGCAACACCTACACCCGGAATAACCCCTACATTCAGAACCGCCGTGTAAAGGCCATTTCCTCCCTGCCGGTGAATTACAGCAAGGACAAAGTGGCGGAGATGCTCACCGCACCGGACGGCAACGAACAGGGGCTGCGGCAGGTGGCCCACGCACTGGAATGGACGGCGTATCCCCTGTTTCACACCCGGAAGGTGTACACGGAAATGCTGACCTACCACAGCTACATTGCCCCGGAGTACGCCACAGAGGAAGAAGCGAAGCGGGAGGACTTTCTGCGGGAATGGCAGCTTTTGGACAAGCTGCGGAAAACGCTGGACCCCAAGGCCACGGCCCATGAGATCGCGGGGCAGGTCTTGCAGGAGGGAAAAGTTTTTTACTATCCCAGAATCAGCGTGGACAAGCCCCACAACAAGGTAAACCACGCTTTTTTACAGCAGCTTCCCAGCGACTGGGTAAAGATCGTGGGGTTCAACAACGTGTCGAAATACACGGTGGCGATGAACCTGATGTACTTCATGCAGCCGGGGACGGACCCGCTGCAGTTCGGAGACCTGCTGCTGCCCTATCTGGATGACTTCTACGCATCGGCGGAGCGGGCACCGGAGGGCACGGGGAAGCGGGTGATCTTCGCGGCGCGGGACCGGGTGGACCTGAACGTGCTGGAACAGCGGAGAAAACAGACCGGCGGCCGCTTGGCGGGAGACCCGGAGGTATACTCCCAGAACGGGCGGTGGTTCTACTGGGTGACGCTGCCGGTGGACAAGATTTTCACCTTTGAGGCAGACGATGTATCCCGGAACGCCATTTCTCCGCTGGCGGGGCTGTATCTCTCTCTGGTGCAGATGGCGCAGTACGAGCAGATCCAGCTGGAACTGGTGCAGAACCCCCTGATCGCCCTGTTTACCGGCGAGATCCCCTACAAGGATAAGTCCGAAATTACAAGCACAGAGGACGATTACCGGCTTTCCGACGCGGGACGGCGGCTGTTTGAGTACCTGTGGTATCAGATGCTGACAGAGAGCAACACCAGCGGGATCGGCTGGTTCACGGCCCCTGTGGAAAACATTAAAATGCACCAACTGGCAGAAGCCCCCAGCGCCACCAAGATTTCCGCAGCCGGGTACAGCTACGCCATGAACAAGGCAGGGCTGTCCGCCATCGTACCCACCACGGAGGACCCAAAGGCGGGCATTGCCCAAATCTCCCTGCAAATCGAAGGAAAGTTTGCGGAGTGCGTATACCGGGGCTACGAACGGATGATGACCGCCATTATGGACAAGTTGAATCTGAAATATTCGTGGCGGTTCTCGCTCTTTGGGACCCTCTCCACAGAGGAAAAGCGGATGGAGGAGGCCAAGCAGGGCATGACCCTTGGCATCCTACCCCAGACCATTATCTACATGGCCATGAACGATCTTTCCCTGCTGGACGATCTGAGCATTTCCAACGCCATCAAGGCAAGCGGCATCATGGATAAGCGTTTGCCGCTGGTGACAAGCTACAATGCCAAGCAGTCCGAAAGCGGACTGCCGCCCCAGGCGGCCCACGATCTGAACCCCGGCGGGAGACCCAAGGGGGACGGAACCGTGACCAGCGAGGGCCAGGAGGCGGACATTGACACCTATGGCGAATAGCCGAAGAAAAAGTGAACAGAGCACCCCGCTCTAAGCGGTGAGCGGGAGGAGCAAAGCGTTGCTGACGCCGGATATTCCGGCGTGGGCAGCGCTTTTTTTCAACACGAGAGGAGGAAACCACATGGCAAAGCTGCGGGACATTTACCACTACGAAAATCCTCGCTTTTCCCCGCTGCGGGACGCGGCGAGGCGGGCCACAGCGGCATACCAGAACGCCGCACGGGGTCTGGACACGCTGAAGGAGTGGGTTCTGGTGGAGTTTGGACTGGTACACACGGCGGACGCCATTCACCGTCTGGCCCACGAACAGCCCAAGCGGTTTGACGTGATCGGAGACATTCTCCACCAGCGGCACCTGATGCAGGAATACCCGGAGACCCCGGAATACCGGGAGCGGCCGGAGGACATGGACGGCGTTTTCAGAGAAGTGATCCGGCTGTTGGAGGATATTGAGGACGCCTTGCGAGACTGCGTGGGCACCAGCGAAGAAGTGGGGCTGTATCCGCTGGCAAGGGAATTTGAAAACCTTCAGATGGAGAACAGCAAAAGCTACGAGACCATGCTCTACGCATGGCAGATGTATGACAAGACCGACGGCAGCGCCACCAGCTATGACAACTGGGTGGAAAAGCTGTTTGACGGAGAGGAGGCGTGACCATGCCGTTTCGGACGAGAGGAACCCCGCCGGAGCACGTAAAAATGTCCGGCGAACTGCGGGTCATGCAGCGGCTCAGCGAATACGAGTTCGGCGTGGAGCTGTGGGTCATGCGCTCCGGGCTGAATGAGAATCATTGGGATTTCCGCAATATGCGGGAGCACTACCTGACGTTTGTGGGTCAGCCCATTCTGTGTGCCTATGTGGGCCGCAAGGTGGGGGACGGACACAACATGCGAGAAGTGCGGGACCCCTACACCGGCGAGAAGGGCTACACGTTCATGGACGGAACGGCGGAGCGCATCGTAGGGACCCTATCCGACGATCCCAAGGACTTTTCCATTGTGGAAGAGGACGGGAACGAGTGGATCAGGGCAAAGGGCCGGTTATTCCAGTTTTACGCACCGGAATTGGTGGAAAAAATCGTGCGGACAGGGCGCATGGATGTTTCCGCTGAGACCGATACGAAAAAATCCCACATGGACGGCGAGGACGAGATCATTACGGATTGGGCGGGTCTTGGCGTAACCGTGCTGGGAGACGATGTGCCGCCGGCAATTCCGGGGGCGCGGATCAAGGCGCTGAGTGCCATGCAGGAAGAGTTTAAGACATTGAAACTGCGGGCGGCGTCTCTGGACCCCGGAAAGGGAAGCAACGAAACGAACAAGAGAAAAGGAGTGAACATCATGAGCAAGAAGGCAATGGAGGCCATGTCCGAAAAGTTCAAGGGCTACCGCGTGGTCGCTCTGAGCGAGGACGGGATGCACGTTGGCCTCGTGGACTCTGCCGGCAGCGCTTATACCTACGCCTTTAACGCGGAGGATAACGGCGCCGTGGTGGAGAGCCGCATCAAGCCCGCTTACCTCACGGCAGCCTTCCCCTTTGGCGAGGGCGTGAACGCCATGGCAGAGGTGAGCGACATCGTGGACTATGCCTGCGCCGCCAAGGGGCAGCAGGCGGAGGACGTGAAGGCATTGCAGACGCGTCTGGACGAGGCGGAGGAGAAGATCCGCACCATGGAAGCCGCCGAGCATGAGCACCGGGTCGAAGCCGTGAAAGAAGCCGTGAACGGGGCCTTGGAGGACATCCGGGCCTGCGCCGTGGAAGGCGACGCCGACATGACCGAGACCGCCAAGGGCCTGTGTGACCGGGCAGAGGAGTTCGCAGCCATGGAGACCGACGGGAAGTTCTGCGGCGCAGACCGCGCCGTGCTGGACCTGATGGCCGCACACGGCAAGGCACAGACCGAAAAGCGCAAGAAGGAAATGGCCGCCAAGCAGCATTCCTTCGCATGGAACAACCCCAAGACCAACAGCGGTGAGGGCGGCGGCATTGAAGAAATGCTTGCCCGCATGAACGGCTGAGATACGAGAGGAGAGTGAATCACAATGGCATACATTGAAAAGACTGCGTTTTGGCCCCGTGTGACCAACCGCGTATTCGACGAGACCCTGAACATCACCGGCAAGTTCCAGAACGGCGATAAGGCAGACGAGACCTGTTCCGCCGGTTTCCTGTGCGTAAAGGATGAGCTGATGGACTGCGAGGGCTATGTGGGCGTTGGACCCACCGATGCCGCCGTGACCATCAAGAACAGCAACAGCTGGAACATGAAGGCCACCGGAGCCGCCGTGAAGAGCGAGGGCGACGGCATTTTCGCCTGCAACCCCTATGACGTGAACATGGTTCAGGACCCCGCGACCGGAAACCTCTACAAGGTGGGTGCCAACACGCTGGGCCTGCCCGCTCCCAAGGGCTATCCCGTCACCTTCACCAAGATCGTGTTCGACGGGAACAAGATTTACCGGTTCGGCATCGGCAACGTGTCCACCGCTCTGGGGGCCAACAAGTTCCTGACCATTGCCAACGGTCTGCTGGTGCCCGCCACCGCCGCTCCCACCGACGTGGGGACTCCGTATTTCAAGGTTCTGCCCACCGGCGGCACCTTTACCGAGGGCGCACAGAGCGCATTTGAGTTCGTGGACGTGCTGGCCTGCAAGGTTGACGCGGCAGCGGGCTGAGAAACGAGAGGAGAGTGACAACAATGGCAATCAGACTGAACAGCATTGATCCTAATGTGTATGACAGCGCCGCCAAGGAGTTCAGCAACGCGGAGCGGGAGCGGGCCGACATCGTGACCTGCGGCCGTCTGCTGATGCGTGAGCGTCTGGGCCGGGATGAGCGCGCCCTGCGGGTCATGACCAAGCAGCCCGACGATTTCACCGCCATGCTGGCGGACGGCGAGGGGCAGAACAGCTACAGCATGACCAACCGCAACCTTCAGAAGAACCTGCTGCTTTTCTGCGCCAAGCGGGTGTGCGCCCTGAGCGGGGAGATTCCCCCCGCTGATCTGGACGAGTTCCGCCGCAACCAGCGCAAGTTTATGAGCGACGGCCTGTACCTCAAAACTCTGGCCGGTATCGTCACCGAGATCGTGACCCCCATGCTGCCCACCGTCATGAGTTCCGGGCTGGGCTGGCTGGCTGAGATGACCACCGTGCCCATCGGCCAGACCAAGGAACTGGACATCATGTCCAATGACATCTTCCTCTTTGAGGATGACAGCTGGGGCGCCTCTCGCTCCAAGCCCGCCAACACCCTCTACAACAAGAGCGTGACCCTGAACCCCCGTCTGCGCACCGCACGGGTGAGCATGAAGTGGTATCAGCTGGTGGGCAACGATGCCGACATGGGGCGGTTCTTCAACGCTCTGGCCGCCGGTATGTACTCCAAGATCACGGCGCTGTGGATCAGCACCCTGACCAAGATGACCGCCAACACCGCCTATGTGCCCGCCAATATGACCTTCACTAACACCTCCGCCAACTGGGTCACTGCCGGTGAGCGCGTGAGCGTTGTGAACGGGACCCGCTACCGGAACGTGGTGGCCATTGGCCGCCCCTCCGCGCTGACCAAGGCCCTGCCCAGCGGCGTGGTGAACGCCTCCACCGTGAATCTGGATGCCGCACTGTCCACTATGCTGGGGCTGGACTGGACGCGCTATGGGTTCCTTGGCGAGTACATGGGCATGAACCTGATGCCCATTGACACGGCCATTGTCCCCGGCACCCAGAACACCACCGTGACCGACATCGTACCCGCCGACAAGATTTGGCTGACCGCCGTGGGCGGCTACAAGCCCGTCTACATCGGCATGGAGGAGGGCACTCCCATTCAGTTGGAGCTGACCCCCGACCAGACCGCAGACATGAGCATCGACGTAGTGGTTTCTATGTCCATCGACTGTGTGCCGGTCCTCGCCAGCAGAATGGCCGTTATCAACGCGTAAGACCCAAAGCGGGAGGGAGGAAGCCCTCTCTCCCGCAGATATGGCGCGAAGCCTGCATGAGGGCAGAGCACCACGGAAAACACAGCATCTTTTATCTGAAAGGAGCGGACAAAGATGGCAAAAGAGAAACGGACGGCCGCCGATGTGGCGGCGGGGATCGAGGCGCAGGAGCTGGAAGCAGCCGACCAGCCCTTGCGGGAACAGGCAAAGGCTGCGCCCGTGGCAGAGCAGAAAGCGCCTGCGGCGGAGAAGGAACCCGAAAAGCTGTATACAGCCGATGAGGTAGCGGAGATCGCCAAACAGGCGGCGGCGGAGGCCGTTGCAAAGGCCATGGCGGGGGTCAAACCCCAAGTGGTGCAGGTAATGGCGGACACGGAAAAAGTGACGCTCCGCTGGTGCGCCCCGGTGGCGGACGACAATCTGGCTGTATTCGGCCCCAACGGGATGTACGGCACCGTGACCGGGAAGAACGGCACCGTGATGGTGCCCAAGAGCGAGTGGAGCCGGTTCTATGATGAAACGGCAAGACGGCTCATTGAGCGGCGCTGGCTGGTGGTGCTCAACGGTATGACGAATGACGAGCGGCAGGTGTATCACTGCGCGTACCGCAAGGGCGAGGTGCTGGACGAGACGGCTTTCCGCTGCGCCGTGACCATGGGGGACAAGCTGCTGGACATCTTCGACGATCTCTGCACGGAGCATCAGGAGATGGTGGCCAAGGCTTACTATGACGCATGGGAACGGGGCGAGGTCAGCGCTGACAGCCGGGAGCTGCTGAAGAAACTGAACGCGAAGAACAAGGCCCGGTATGCAGAAGAACCCAAGGAGGACCCCCGGCGGAAGGGAATGTTCCGCCCGGTGCTGGACGCGCTGAACAGCGCGGAGGCAGCGGAAGAGGACTAAAGGCAAAAGGAGGAATTAGACATGGATATTTCCGGATTTGGCATTGCCAGCGTGGCGGTAATCACGGTGATCTGCTACCTGATCGGCATGGCTGTGAAGGCCACCGCCATTGAGAACAAGTGGATTCCCATTATTGTGGGCGTATCCGGCGGCGTTCTGGGCGTGGTGGGGATGCTGATTATGGCAGACTTCCCCGCAACGGACTATCTCACCGCCGTGGCAGTGGGCATTGTAAGCGGTCTGGCCAGCACCGGCGTGAATCAGATCGCGAAACAGATGAGTAATTAAAATTGCTTCCGCAAAGGGCTGGGGTTCCCAGCGGAAGCCAAGGGGATATTCTCTTTTGAAAAGAGAATGTCCCCCCGGCCCCCTAAAGAGAAACACGGGGGGATTTCGATTTCCCTCCGCACCCCCTTGAAACGACACAAAGGCCGGGGGCCACGGCCCCCGCCTTTGGAAACCAACCCCCAGAGGGGACGAACGAAAACAGTTGAAAGCGGTTGAAGATTCAACCGGAAATTTGAAAGGAGAACAAATCATGGACAAGAAATATGCTGAGATCATCACTGAGGGCAAGAAGAACGGAAAGACCATTGCAGAGATCAACGCCGAGCTGAAGGCGGCTGGCGCCACCTTCCATCTGGATGCCGACGGCGCACCTGTGGAGGGCTGGACCGAGGCTGAGATGGCCGAGGGCTTTATCCCCGCAGAAGATGACCGGAAGGATGGCCTGTATGAGATTGCCAGCGACGGCAAGCCCGTCCGCTACTCCAACAAGGCTCCCGGCGGCGGCAAATACGGTTCTGCCATCCCCGTGATGGAGCGGGACGAGAGCCGCGCCGACACCACCATCACCGTGGGTCACTGGGAGCTGAGATATGACAGCCGGGGCTGCTGCTACAGCCGGAAGAATCTGAACAGATGAACGTGCGTGTGACGCCGGGAAAGATCCGGGTATTTGTAACGCCGAAGAACAGCAAGAAAACGGCGTCACAGGTCCGAAAGCTGACGGGGGCGGACGTGGTGATCAACGGGACCCTTTTCAATGCCGCCAAGTGGGTGCCGACCTGCGACGTGAAGGCGAATGGGAAGGTGCTTTCCAACGATCGCTACGCCTACCGGGGTCTTGCATGGAATAACGGGGACAGCCGCTTTACGGTGGCTGTCTCCGGGGACATGGCGAAGTATGACAACTTCATTTCCTGCGTATTCCTGATCAACGAGGGGAAGAGGCTGGCACTGCCGGATATGACGCCGGACGTGAAGCGGGCCGCCGGACGGACCGCCATTTACGGACTGAAGGACGGCAGCATTTGGGTCTACGCCATGAAGGAGGGAGTGCGAAACCAAACTCCCGCCCAACTGCAAGCCACACTGGGGGCCATTCCCGGCATCGACTATGCGCTGATGCTGGACGGCGGCGGGTCCACCCAACTGTCACAGGCGGGGAATCAGTACATCTATTCCAGCCGTCGGGTGCAGAACTACATCTGCTTTTGGAACAGAGACCCGGAACCGGAAGGAGGAAAACCCATGGTGGAAATCAACGGATACTCCAAGGCCAAGGACGGGAACAAGCGCCTTTCCGCCCACTTCAAGGTCAGGGAGTTCGCCTGCAGGGACGGCAGCGACGCCATTCTGGTAGCACCCCGCCTTGTGATGGTGCTGGAATCCATCCGCACACATTTCGGTTCCGCTGTGGTGATCAACAGTGCCTACCGGACACCTCAGTACAACGCCAAAGTGGGCGGCGTGACGGACAGCCAGCACTGCTACGGCACGGCGGCTGACATTGTGGTGCGGGGCAAGACTCCGGCGCAGGTGGCGGCCTACGCCCGACAGCTGATGCCCGATTGGGGCGGCGTAGGGATCTACGTGAAAAAGGGCTTTACCCACATCGACGTGCGGGAGGCCAAGGCCGACTGGACCGGCTGAGAGTTTTGAACCGAAGGGGGGAACAGAGCAATGGCGATGCAGGGAGACTCCTATCTGATCCCCATCGTGGTGCGGCAGAACGATGTTGTGATCGAGCCACAGATGGTGGAACTCCTGGTGCTGAAGATCGGCGGCATTGCAAAGTTCTACCCCAACGGCGGGCTGACCTACGCGGAGGGACAGTGGTATTTCTCCCTTTCTCAAGAGCAAAGCCTGAAGCTGCCGGACCGGCCCGTTGAGACCGGCGGGCGGATGAAACTGCCCCATCAGGAGGTGGTGGGCTTCCGCGGACCGGATGTGAACGTGCGGAAGGCCATTGTGGAAGGGGTGATCTGATGGCGAACAAACACTCCACCCTGACCCCGGAAGGCTGCGCCGTTCCCACTGCCGGGATACCGCCGGACACGGAAGAACCGACCGCAGTCCAAGGAGCTGAACTGACACCCAACAAGCACTCTACACTGACGCCGGAGACCTGCTTTAAGCCCATGGTAATGGACATTCAGGACGTGGTTCTGAATGTCACTGACGGAGAAGGGCGGGTCTATCAGGAAAAAACCGTGGTCCCGTCCGGAGTCCAGCAGATCGTGACGCCGGACGCCAACTACGCGGCACTATCCCGCGTGATCGTGGAAGCCATTCCCAGCGACTACGGGAAAATCACCTACAGCGGAGACGAGATCACCGTGACTTAACAAATCCAACCCCTATATAAAACGGTTGATGGGGTCGAAAATTTTTAAAAGGAGACCGGAAACATGGCAAAGAAAAATGTAATCATCAACAAAGTTCCGTATGAGGGCGTGGAAGAAGTCAAGATCCCCCTGCAGGAGGGAGGCGGCAGCGCCCGCTATGTGGAAACCAGTGACGCCACTGCGGCGGCCGGCGATATTCTGACCGGGAAAAACGCATACGTCAACGGAAGCCTGATCGGCGGCTCCATGCCAAACAACGGCAAGACCGACGGAACCATTTCCACGGTGGACGGAACGGTCACGATTCCCGCAGGCTACACCACCGGCGGCACCGTTCAGATTTCCGAGGCGGAGCAAGGAAAGGTGATTCCCGGCAACATCAAGGCCGGGGCGACCATCCTGGGCGTAGACGGTAAATCCTCCGTGGTGGACACCGATGATGCGGACGCCACTGCCGGGGACATTCTTTCCGGCAAAACCGCCTATGTGAACGGCCAAAAGATCACCGGCACCACCACCATGCCGACGATCTCGCTGCTGGATGGGGTACTGAGTATTTCCTAAATGGGCTTGCTCCCGCAAGGGGACATTCCCATGTCAAGGACGTGGGGCGCATTCTTTTCTGGAAAAGAACCCGCCCCACACCCCGGAAGAAAAGCACCAGGGCGTTCCGACTTCGCCCTGGACCCCCAACGGCACAAAGGGCGAGGGCTGCGGCCCTCTCCCTTTGGAAACCCTCTCCCAGAGACAGGGGAGGGGCAAATAACAGAAAGGAGAACGCTTCATGCCAAGTCCAACCGTCATTGTGAACCACAAGACATACAGCGGCGTGGGGCGTTTATCCATCCCCCTGTCCACCGGGACGGGGAACGGAGATTTCATTTACATCGGCGGAGATCCGGGAAGTTTGCCCCAATGGCAGGCAAACGTGAAGATCGCGGGCGTGAAATACAACGCCGTACAGCGGGTGACGCTGCCGAAGCAAGGCGGCGGGGAAGCCCACTACCTATGCGCGGCCGGGACCTTTCGGGAATTTCCCGTAAACCCCGGCGGCAAAAAAATCAACATCGGAGACTATGTGAAGCTGGAAGCAGGGCTGTATCCCAGCGCAAGCCTGTACCCAAGCACGGCGTTGTATCCCGGAACCGGGGTCAGGAGCGACGCGCCGGGGGCAAACGTGATTCTGGCGACCGGGGCGGGGACGGACTCCGCCAACGCAGACGGCATTGCCATGAATGACGCGGAACCGGGAGGGACCGTGCTGGTATACATTCCAAAAACGTAAGGAGGGGCGGCTATGGGAACGAGTTGGAGCGAGATCATTTCGGACCATGCCATGGTTTTTATTGATGACGTGAGACTGACGGATCAGGCGGCGGAAAGCCCTGCGCGGTTCCTCCGGCGGATGAGCCTTTACATGAAGAACGCGATCCCGGTATTCAACCGTCCCCCTGAGATAGTGGATTACCTGAAGGAGGGACTGACGGAACCCGCCTACGGGGACAGTGCATGGGTCTCCACCTTGGAGAGCATTGCGAAAGAAACGAAGGTAGAGACGGGGATGACCGGCTACGAATTATTCTCCTGCGCACAGCGGGCGGAGCAGCCGGACGGGTCCGTGCTCTTAGTACCGTATGGAGAGGCGGTGTATGACCCGGAGACCGGGACCGTGACCTTCCCTCCCCAGATGGACGCGGGATTGCAGTACGAAATGGACTTTTACACCGACGGGGCCTTTGCCCATGACCTGACAGCGGAGCAGAAGCGGCTATTGGGCTTGTGCGTAGCCTCCGTATGGGACGAGCGGTTTTTCCGCAACTGGCTCAGCGACGCGCCAAAGGATCATGACCGGAGCTTTAACCCACCTAACGAGCCGCAGTACATGGAAAAGGGCAGCAAGAAGAAACTGCAAAACCGGGGGCTGTTGAATCAGGAATTGCGGAAGTATGAGCAGGACTGCCTATACGCAACGGCGTTTCACCGGTCGGCACGGCAGATGGAGCTGATCTGAAAGGAGGGAGCCACATGGCGGACGCCAAGCACAGCATGAAAAACATCGGCCTTTTGAGTGGCGGGAACGGCAGGGCGACCAACGCTCCGGCTCAATACCGGGACCGGAAGCGGCAGTATTTTGCGGATGCCACGGCCCGATTTGTGGAGGAAATGGCTCCTTACGCCACGGACTTTGTGACGGCCCGGATGCAGGGCTTGGTTCCCGGAGACTTCTACCGGTGGAGCACAAAGCACATCCGGCTCTCCGACACCACCAAGCAGGGCGTCAGCCTTACCCGGAAAACCGATGATCAGAAGGCATTTCTGGTGGCGGACGCCGGGGTGGACTACATCCCGGAGGGGGCCAAAGTGGAGACCATGGGTTCCTACTGGCTGGTAACGAACCCTTCTAATCTATCCAGCGCCACGGGGAACGGCATCATGCGGCGGTGCAACGCCGTATGGCGGTTTCTGGACTGGTACGGCAACATCCGAGAAGAACCGATCCTTGTGGAAAAGTCCTTGGCGCAGGCCACAGCCAACGATTTTCAGGAAATGACCCTCATCATGCAGGGATATTTCAACATCATCTGCCAGCGGAACGCCAACACGGAGCAGCTGGACCAGAACAGCCGCCTGATCTTAGGGCGGCGGGCCTACCAGATCACGGGCTACTCCGACGTGACGCAGGAGTTTACCGGGGACAATGAAAGCACACACCTGCTGTATTTCAACGCCAGAATGCAGGAGCCGAACCACGAAATCGACGATCTGGAAGCGAAGGTGGCAGGGGGGAAAAACTTCTCCTGGGCGGTATTTGTCACCGGGGCGCCCCGCATGACGGCGGGGGATGCTTTCCAATTCACCGCTGCTTCCCGGCGAAACGGGGCCGAAGTGGAGAACACGGAGGAACACCCCATCGGCTATGTATGGTGTTCCAGCGACACCAACGTGGCCACGGTGGACAGCAAAGGCGTGGTAACAGCGGTAGGCGAGGGCACCTGCCAAATCACGGCGGTGCTGGACCAAAACCGGACCTACGGCGGGACCTTCGCCGTGACGGTGGAGGCATCGGCGGCAAAAACACCGGCGGTACGGTTTTTGAATGAGGTTCCCAAGTACATGGCCCCCTACGATGTAGAGACCTTGGAGGCGGCGCTGTTTATTGGCGGCGTTCGACAGGACACGGCGGTGGAGTGGACCTATGAGGGAGCCGCAGAGGGTTCTTACAGCGTGAGTGTCAATGGAAACCGGTTGACAGTCAGGTGCTGGGGAAACAGCCCGAAACCGCTGACGGTAACGGCCAAGTGCGAGGGTGAAAGCGTCAGCGCGGAAATCGAATTGGAGGGCTTGTGAGATGGCAGAGAAGTGTCCATACGCTTACAAGCGGCCCGGAACGGTGAGCTTGCTGTGCGAGATGCAGCCGGGGCAGAAATTCCCTATCTGCGCCCACCAGCATTTGTGCGGCGTGACCGGGCAATGGGAGAACACGCCGCAAGCGGCCTTGTGTCCCCTGCGAGGAAGCAACCGTGAGAAATTCCAAAAAATCTGAAAGGAATGACGTATATGGAATGGAAAAAGCTGACGGAGGAAGGGCTGCTGGCAGCCAGAGACTATGTGCCCCTGATGGAAAAGGCGGCCTTTGCGGCGGAGTGCGCCGGACGGTGCTTTGACCGGATGGAAGTCCGGGTGGAGGGGGGACAGGTACTCCCCTACTTCAAGGAGAACGTGGAGCGGCGGAGCCGGTATCTCATGGGCGGCTTTGTAAAGCTGTATCTGGGAGAGGACTTTGAACCGGTGGAGGGGGAAACCTACCTCATGTCCGCCGACGACTACGACCGCTGGGCCGGAGGTCACCTTTTTAACCAGATCGACCGCATGAAGGGGAAAGGGCCGGAGCTGCGGGACAAGGCCTTTGACCTGCTGGCGGATTACCGTGATCTGGAAAAGATGCTGAAAACGGAGATTTACGGGATGCTGCAAGCCATGAACGATCCCGTAAGCCGGTTTCAGGACCTTGCGGCGCAGAGCATGACGCCGGAGGCGGTGCAAAAGACGCTGGACGATCTGAAAGAGGCCCGGAGCGCCTTTGACGCGGCCTTTCAGCAGCGGAAGGGCGGCGCACAATGAACCCGGCTTTCCACAGCCCCACCTATCCATTTGAGCGAGTCCAAGGCGGGTTTCTGACCTTCCGTGGGGCGGAGGAGATCCCCCACAAGCTGTTGACCTATCTGATGGACCTGCCACTGCCGGACGGCTACGAGCCGGTGGATGACAACACCCGCCCCCGTGTCCGACTGATGAAATATCTATGGCATGACGGAGCAAAGCCGCTGGGAGAGCGGCTACCTACGGCCAAGGAGAAGCAGAGCCTTCTTTTTGATGGAAACGAGCCTGTGGTAGACAGCAACACCCAGCGCCGCAAGCACCCGAAAGGGTATCGCCTTTACGCACAGAAGTTCTGGGGAGAAGCCCAGACGGAGGCGAAAAGCACGATCAAATGTTATTTGGGCCGCATTTTTTCACAGACGCCCTTTGACGCACGGATCGGCATCACCTTTGTAATTGCCTGCAACGTGAATCAGGAGACCACCACGAAAACGGAGGCATATTCCAGAGCCTACGATATGGAGCAGTGCATCATCGAAGCACTGAACGGGGTGAACATAGCGGGGATCGGCGTGTGCGATTTTTCCCGTACCGCTCACGCGGACAACGGCAGCCGCCCGGTGTATGACCAGACGGGCACGGTGGTAGGCCGGGAATTGAAAATGAGCATCCATTGGGCGGAGAGCGAAGCCGCCATGGGGGACACCATTGAGGACTACTAAATTCACAACGGGAGGACAGCCACCATGACCATGGAAGAAGCAGCCGTAAAAATAGAGGGCCACGAGCACGAGATCAAATCCCTGAAGCACCGCATGGACGATGTGGAGCGGGATCAGCAGGCGCTGATCAAGCTGACTGCCAGCGTAGAGGTAATGGCGACCAAGCAAGAAGAGATGGGGACAAAGGTGAGCCGGATTGATGAAAAGATGACGGAGATGGAAGGGAAGTCCGCCAAACGGTGGGACAGCCTTGTGGACAAGGTGATCTGGCTGATCGCCGGGGCTTGTATTGCGGCGCTGTTTGCCAGCGCGGGCATTGCCATTTGATTTCAGATATTGGAGAGGATGAATTAAAAGGATGGAACTCTCACGGAATATCAAGCGGGCGGCGGACCGTTACGAACCCGTAGAAACCGCCGGACTGACCCTATGGCCCATCCGGGTATGTGAGCAGGAGGAATTTGAGCGGGCGAGACCCGCCATTGACGTGATCCAGCAGGCGCTCCCTGTGCGCTATGCGGTCATGCCTCTGCTGACAGCCTATTGGGTCATGGATCTGGAAAGCATGGAGCGGGGGGAGGAACCGGTGGGCCTTTTCAACCGGGCGCTGGCGTTTTTGGCGCTGGCGCTGCGGCTGGGGGAGGGCCGGAGCCTTTCGGACCGCATTCGGCTGTTTCATGTGAAACTTTCCTCAGAAAATACAATGGATTTAAAGGGGATATGCTTTACATGGAACGGCGAGGAAGAAATCACCATTACCCCGGTACAATTCCAGAGGCTTCGGGCTATTCTGGCCTACCAGAACGGCATTGAGCTGACGGATGAGGACGCCAACCCGGACCTGTTGGAGGCGGAGGCGGAGCTGGCCCGAAGAAACGGGCCGAAGCTGCGCCGGGACCCGGCCGCTCTGCTTTCCTCCATCGCCCTGTTTACGGGCTGTGAGGAAACAGAGATGGACGAATGGCCCCTGCTGAAGCTAAAACGGCGTCAGGAAGCCATCCAGCGGGCGGCAGATTATCTGATCTGCGGCATTTCGGAGGGCAACGGCGTGAAGTGGAAGGGCGGGAACCCTGTACCCCACCTTTTCTATGACCGGGAGCGGGAGGACGCGGGGGCCATGACCCCGCTGAGCCAATTTACCAACAACAAGGAACAAACTTAAAAGGAGTGTGAACAGACATGATCACTTTTACTGACAAGAGACTCTACCCTAAGGGCATTTGCTCCGCACAGCTTCAAGACCCTGTTACCGGCGAGGTTCTGAGCCAGAGCGACAAGTTCTCCACCGGTAACATCCAGTTCTCCGGCAACATCGACCCTCTGCGAGCGGGCCTTGGCAACGGCGTTGCCACGATTGTTGCCAGCGACAGCGATACGCAGGTGAACTTCACCCGCGCGGACTTCGACCTGATGAGCAAGATGATGGCTGTGGGCGGCACCGTGAGCTACAACGCCGTTTCTCCCGTCTGTCAGACGCTGGAGGCCACGGGCACTTCCCTGAAGGCCGACGTGAGTAAGCTGGTGCCTGTGGCCCAGTACGGCTATTCCTCCATTTTCTGCTACGTGCAGGAGGTGGGCGCGGCTTCCTCCTACTCTGTGGGCGGCGTTCCTTATCCCATTGACCCCGCCACCGGTGCCATTACCGGCTTCACCGCTGAGAGCGGCAAGAGCTACAAGGTGTGGTACTTCGCCCGGAAGCCCGCGGCTCAGGTGGGCGTGGTGCACAGCGCCTTTAACGGCCGCATCGTCCACTTCACCGCGCAGATCGCCGTATACCAGAACGTGTCCGGCAAGAACAAGGGCACCCGCTGGGGCTGGGCCTACCTGATCGTGCCCCGCCTGTATCTGAACCCCGAAGGGGCCAACACCACCGGCGACCAGTCCAACTACGATACCACCACCATCACCGGCCGCGCCATCAATGAGGACGCCGACGTGATCTCCGCCGAGTGCGACGCCTGCGGCGGCATGGGCACTTCCGCCTACATGGTGCTGGTTCCCGACGAGGAAAGCGACGAGGTGGCCGGGATCGCTGTGATCGGCGGCGTGGTGAGCGTGGCCGCCAGCGGCACTGCCCCCGTGAATGCCAAGCTGGTTATGAAAAACGGGGAACTGGTGACGCCCTCTCCCGCAAGCCTGCTGAAGTACACCGTGACCGCCGGGACTGCTACCGGGACCACGGTCTCCACGGACGGCATTGTGACCGCCGGGAGCACTCAGGGCACCGGGAGCATCGCCATCCAGTATCCCGCCGAGGGGGCGGCCAAGTACACAGCGCAGGCGGTTCTGGAAGTCACCGCCGAGTAAGGGACACACCAAAAACGCCTTATCCTAAGCGTTGGATAGGATGAGCCGAGCGGGGCTGACTGCCGGGGAAACCCGGCGGTCGGCCCCGCTTTTTGATCCCCGGCGGACAGGAGGGCATGAGAGACTCGTGCCTTGGCGTATGCTTGGGACCATTTTTGTGAGGTCACGAAAATGATGGAAAGGAGCGGGGATATGAGCGGGAGCGCATCTGTCAGGATCACAGGGCTGGACGAGGACCTTGCGGCACTGGAACAGCGGTTCAAGGCGGCGCTGGCGGGAGCCATGCCCACGCTGCGGGAGGATCTGTCCCAATGCCTTTTTGAGCACGTGCAGGGCGACGTATACGAAAAATTCGACCCAAAGGAATATATCCGGCGGGGAGAATACGGCGGCTTGGCCGACATTGACGGCAACACGGAGTTCGCGGTGACAGAGGACAGCGTTGCCATGGATTACCAGCCCAGCGGCGAGAGCGAACAGGTGGAAAACCCGCTGAACGGAGACGCACTGATCGGGCGCATTGAGCATCTGGACCCACCCTATGATTGGACCCGGAGACCCCCGGCCAGACCGTTTTTTGAAAATTTTGTCACGGAACTGGTAGAAGGCGGACGGGCGGAGGAAACGCTGGTACGGGCCATGAACCAACAGGACGCAGAATTACAGATCGAAGCCAACGGCTACACGGGCCGGGAGGGTGACGAAGGATATTGAAGTAAAGGCAGGGCGGTGAAGCATGGCAAAAATTATCTTTAAGGGCGTACCCGATTTTACAGAGGTCCGGGCGGAGATCGCAAAGCTGAAGCAGGAGGTAGCGTCGGTTTCCTCCACGAAGGTGAATCTGAACGGCACGGCGCAGGGCCTCAACGGCGCGGCCAATGCCGCCGGGAAACTGGCGGGGAACTTGCAGAAGGTCTCCACTAACCAAACGGCAATTCAAAAGCAGGCCGAAGCGCTAACAGAGATTTCTACGGCCAGCAAGAGTGCGGCGGACGGTGCCACGGCGTTTGGAGAAGCGTTTTTGAACACCTCCGATAAGGTCCAGAAGGGCACGAAGGAGATGACCGAGAAAAACGGGCTGTTAGGGGACAGCTTCACCAACGTCTACCTGAAAATGCTGCAATGGCAGGTGATGGGCACCATCGTCTCCAAGACCATTGGGGCCTTCCGGGACGCCATTTCCACCATGAAGGCCGTGGACGATGAGATGGTGACGGTCCGCAAGGTAACTGGCTTTACAGCGGAGCAGATGGAGGAACTGCGGGATCGGGCCTATGAGACGGCATCGGCCTACGGCGAAGCGGCGGACGAATATCTGAACTCTGTGGCGGCGTTTGCCCGTGCCGGTTACGGCGAACAGGCGGACGCACTGGCGGAGCTGGCAACCAAAACAAAATTGGTTGGCGATACAAATGCAGAGACGGCACAGCAGTTCTTACTGTCCGTGGACGCGGCGTACAAGTACAAGGGAAACATTGACGCATTGACCAAGGTGCTGGACGGCGCCAACGAGATCGACAACAAGTACGCTACCAGCATCGAAAAACTGGCGGAGGGCCTTGGCACGGTGGCTCCCGTGGCGGCGCAGGCCCATGTGGGCATTGACGAGCTGACGGCGGCAATCGGTACGATCACCGCCGTGACCCAGCGGAGCGGCAGCGAAGCGGCCCGCGCGTTCCGGGCACTGGTGCTGAACATCGTGGGGGACACGAAAACCGAGATCGACGAGGGCGTGACGTGGACCACCGGGGAGATCGCCGGGTTGAGGGACGTGATCCGGCAGTACGCCCCGGCTGCGTATGAAGCGGCAAAGGCCACCGGCGAGGTCATTGACCCCATGGAAGCCATTGGGGGCCTTGCCCAGAGCATGAAGGACGGGCTGCTGACCGAACAAAAGCTGATGGAGATGGTCAGCGACATCGGCGGCAAGCTGCGGACCTCTCAGCTGCTGGCCCTGATCCAGAACTGGGATATGTACCAGTCCATGCTGAAAGACTACGCCAACGCCGTAGGCAGCGCGGACAAGGAAATTTCCAACGCCATGGACAGCTGGACCCGCAAGACAAACATTCTGAAAAACGAATGGACGGAGTTCATCCAAAGCATGGTGAGCACCGACGCCGTTAAGGGCGGGCTGGACGTGCTGATCGGCGCAATGGAAAGCCTGAACACGGATCTTGGGCACGCGGCGGTGACTGCCGGAGCGGTGTCGCTGGGGCTGGTAGGTATTCAGGCGGCGGCGAAGGGCACCACGGCGGCGATCACGAAACTTTCTGCGGCGGGGATCGCCATGAACCCGTGGATTCTTGCCATCGGCGCGGCGGTGGCGGCGTTTGGATTCTTGTGGAATGCCACGGAGGATTCGAGAAAGTCCATTGACGAACTGAACACCGACATTTCCGACAACACAGAAAAGTTGGGGGAAAACCGGCGGCGGCTCACCGAGATTAACGAACTTGGCTGGAACGAAAAAACTCCGGAAATTCTGAATGAAAAGGCGGCGTTGGAACAGGAAAACGCCGAACTGGAACGGCAGATTGAAAAACTCAGAGAACTGGAAGCAAGACAGGCCAAGCGCACACTGAAAAGCGCCGGAGGGTATGTAGGAACCGGTGAGACGGTATATCACCTGACCTCTATGGGCGAGAGCAGGGGCGGTGCGGAGGCGCTGGGTCTCACTGGGCGGACGTTTAAGAGCTATGCGGAACTAACCGCATACCTGGACCAGTACATTCCGGGAGCGGCGGAAAAGTCCCGGCAGGAATTGGAAGCGCTGGGCATCCAGTTTGAGGAAACGGAGAAAAAAGCCTATCAGACCGGGGAGACGTATGAGAAATCCCTGATTGAACAGGCGGGTGATCTCTCCAAAAAGCTGAAGGAGAACCGGGGAGACCTTGGAGACCTTCAGAAAGAATATGATGGCGTGACCACGGGGCTTGCGCGATTTGCACAGGCCCATGAGGTATTGGGGGATAAAACATCTGACGCCAAGGCCGCACTGGACACACTGAACCAAGCGTATGACGAAGCGGCGGATTATGCCGCCACATACGGCGATGCCGTGGAGGTGACGGGAGCACAGGCGGAGGCGGTATCAAAGACCTATCCCAAACTGGCGGATAGCATTGCAAAGGTAGGGGATAAGTACGTTGTGTGCAAGTCTGCCGCACTGAGTGCGTCAGACGGACTCATTGCCGCAAACGGGCGCATTTCCAGCAGCGCAAAGACCATGGCCAAGGAGACCCTGACCCAACTCAAAAGCATTGTGGCGGGGTATCAGGAGGTAGCAAGCCTTGCCATGTCGGCGTACAGCGCTGACCAGTCCAGGGAGAATTACGAGAATCTGAAAAACGCCTTTCTTCTGAGTACGAAGGCGCAGGGGGCCATGAACCGCCTGAAAAACGCCATTGCGGAATCGGAGAAGTACGGTTATAACGCCTCCACAGGCATCGAATCGCCTTCCGGGACAAAAAAATCCAGCAGGTCCACCAAGTCCACCAAGGACGCGGAGCTGGAACGGCTGAAGGACATTGTATCTCTGCGGAAGTCGGAGCTTTCCCTCATGCAGGAGCGTGGGGACAGCACGGCGGATCAGATCGACAAGATGCGGCAGATCCAAGCGGCGCTCCACGCACAGGCGGAGTATATGCGGCGGATCGGGGCCAGTCAGGCGGACATCAACGCCCTTTCCACGGAGCACTGGAAGATCACCAAGCAGATTCAGGAACTGCAAAAGGATCTTTGGGACGAACTGGAAGATGCCGTTAACAAAAAGCTGGAAGAGGCGGCGGATGCCCGTGACAAGCAGGTTGACGCCATTGACAAGCAGATCGCGGCGCTGAAGGATGCCAAGCAAGCCGAGGACGAAGCCCTGAAACTGGAACAGCTGAAGGCGGCGGTGCTGGAAAAGCAGAACGCCTTGCTGGAAGCCCAGAAGGAACGGACGGTGCGGGTATTCAACGCCGCTACCGGGCAATGGGAGTGGGAAGCCAACGCATCGTCCGTAAAGTCCGCACAGGACGCCTATGAAAAGGCCAAGGAGGACTTGGCGGAGTACGAGCGGGAGTTGGCGCTTCAGCGTGAAATTGACGAACTGGAAGCCAAGAAAAAGCTGATCGAGGAGACCTATGACACTCTAAAGGCCGAGTGGAAGCGGATCACGGACAGTTTGCAGGAACCTACCCGGACCATTGACGATATTCTCAGCGATATTGCCAGAAACGGCACACCCAAGATGCGACAGCAGGTGGAGGAGGTCAACAACCTGCTGGGCAAGCTGAACCAGTACATTGCAGGGGCTATGAATGGGATTATGCTCCCAGGACAGACGATGCTACCGGGGATGATGGGTGCGGCCGGGGCGACCGGAGGCTACCACTTCGACTACACGAAGAATCCGGGCGGCGGCTGGACGCAGACGGAGATGAACGAAGGGTTCATTCCCTCCGGGTCCTCCGGCTGGAAATTGGCGGACGGCAGCGACGCCAACCTGAACTACCGGGACACCACGCCTTACGGCAAGGGCGTGAAAGGTTCCTACACCGGCGCGGACATGAGCCGGGATCAGAAACTTGCGGGCAGAACCGTTGAGAAAAACGGGTATGTGATCACCTACGATGAGAACGGGTACGCAACCAAGGCCATCAACGTGCATCAGGGAGCAGCCAGAGCTGACCTCTCCGGGCTGTATCCCAAGGTGGATGCAGACGGCAACGATATGTACTACGCGGGCTTTGATAAGAACGTGGATTACAACCTTGCCATCAAGCAGGCCAAGGAGTCCGGGGCCGGGGAAGGGCTGATCAAGCAGTTAGAGACAGAGCGGCAGAACAAGATCAACGCCATGTACGGGGGGCAAGACCCTGACAGGGGCGGAAGCAGCTCCGGGGGCGGGTCCTCGTCCTCCAAGGGCAATTCTTCTTCCGGTTCTTCCGGCGGCAAGGGCTATGACAGCAACGTGGACTACTCTCTGGCTATCAAGAACGCGGAGAAAAGCGGAGCCAGTCAGGCCACCATCGACAAACTAAAAGAAGAACGGCAGAACAAGATCAACGATAAGTACGGCGGAAAGGACCCGTACAAGAAGTACGATTCCGGCGGCATCCTACGGGGGCTGGGCGGCATCAAGGCCACCAGTCAGGACGAAATCGTGATTCCTCCGCTGCTGGCGGAGAAGATGCTGGAACCCAGCGCAGACAGCACCTTCCAGAAGCGGATGAGTGAGCTTGGATGGCTGTACGGCGCGGTGGAGCGTGGCGGCACCATGCCGGGGAAAACGGTGATGAGCCGGACCAGCTATGACCACTACGGAGACAGCTACAACGTAAACGGCGTTCAGATCGGGGCGGAGGCGGCCAACCGCCTGACCGTTGCGCAGGTCATGCAGGCATTGAACCACGGGGCCGGGAACTTGGGCCTCTACAAAAATTAAGGGAGGCGGACGCATGGCATTATTCCAACCAACGAATATTTATCCCTCGTCCCTTGGGGAGCTGGGAAACGGCACGGTTGACATTACAAAGCCGCTGGCGGTGAGCTGGCAGGTGAACGGCAACTCCGCTATGACCGCGTTTTCCCTGACGGTTTGCAAAAACGATGCGGCGTCCACACAGGTGTACACCACGGGGAAACTGACGGAGGGATGTCCCTTCTATGGGATCGATTACGCGGGAAACACCGTGCTGTTTACCCACACCATTCCGGCTGACGCATTGAGCGGGGCGAATATGGAAAACGGGCAGCAGTACAAGCTGATCATCAAGCAGTGGTGGGGGGAGACCGACGCAGAGAGCGTGACCCAGCGGAGCGCATCGGTCTTTCTGACGAGGGCGGACCCGGTACTGACCGTGGCCGCCATCCCCTCGCCGCTGGCGGTGCGGAAGTACGCCTTCACGGCGACCTATACGCAGGCGCAGGGGGACACGCTGAACTGGGTGCGGTGGATGCTCCGGGCAAAAAGCAGCAATACGGCGCTCTATGACAGCGGGCGTATTTACGGCACGGCGGAACTGCGGATGGAGTATGACGGCCTGTTTTCCGACACGGATTACGCCGTCCGCTGCCAGGTGCAGACGGAAAACGGCGTACAGGCGGACACCGGTTGGGTGGATTTCCGGGTGGCCTACGCTACCGCCACCCCCACCGGTGCGGTGGTGGCCTGTCCCAACTGCAAAAAGTCCGGTATCCGGGTGACATGGCCGGGGCTGTACGATGTGCAGGGCACGGCGGCAGGAGAAAACCACATCCAAAACGGAAAGCTGGTATTGGGAGCAGATGGGACCGTGATCTGGGACAAGGTGACGGGGCAGCCGATGAACTACGCTCAGCCGTGGAGCTTGGTGTGGAGCGGGACGGTGGACGTGACCCGCGACAATCCCATCCTGTCGGTGGGGCTGAATGGCGGTGCGGCCATTGTGACACTGGGGAAATCCGGCGTTTCTATGACGGTGGACGGCGTGGAGGTCTGGAAGAACGCACTGCGCGGCGTAACGGCGGAGGACGAATGGACGCTGGTGATCACCGGCGGACAAATCTATCTCCGGCAGGTGACATGGGTCAACGCATTGTATCCCGCCGTGACCCTGTACCCCGGACCGGAGCTGTACCCTTCCAAGGGTACTCAGTCCGGCAACCTTTTCAGCAGCGAGGTGAAGCTGGCGGGACGATCCATTACCTCTTTGACGCTGGGCGGCGTCCAAACCTGCGACTATCTGTGGGTGACGGGTGAGGTTCTGGAAGCCAGTGTGCTGGACCAGATTCTGAGCCAGGACGGCTGGACGCCGGGGGCGTTTTCCGGGAACACACTATTCCAGACAGATTTCGCCGGAGGCGGCCTGCAGGCTGGGAATATGGCCTTCAGCGGAACGCTGACGGGCTTTGCCATTTACCGCTACCACGAGGGGGAAGCAACGCTGGAACCGGTGGCGCAGACGCCCCTTTCGGAGCGGGCCATTCTGGACTGCAAGGCGGTATCACAGGAGACGTACCGCTACTATATGTTCGGACTGGGGCAGACGGCGGACGGGCAGGAGGTTATCGTGACCAACGCCCTGATCTCCGACGCGGTGACGCCTATCTTCTGGGACTGGACGGTTCTGCAATGCACCACGGACGCAGATGGGGGCTATCACCCGGCGGCAATCTTCCGGTTCAGCCTGAACGTGGCCAGCGGGGAAATCAGCAACAACAACAGCCCCGGTGTGCTGGGGAATTTCACCCGGTATCCTACGGTACAGAGTTCCCCCAGCGATTACCGCTCCGGGACGCTTTCAGCGGCCATAGGGCACGTTTTACCCAGTGGAGAGTATACGGATACCAACGCTGTCCGGGACGCTGTGTACGCCCTCTCAACCACGCAGGACACCCTATTCCTGAAAGACCGGCGGGGAGACTTGTGGCAGATCAGGGCGGGCGGGGCCATTTCCATGAGCACCATGGACGGCAGCCGACAGCAGGTGCAGACAGTGACGCTGCCATGGGTGGAGATCAGCTCCGCGGACGGGGCGCGTATCCTGCTCACATCCAGCGACGCTTTGTTTGCATAAGAGGGAGGCGATGCAGAAATGACCCAAGCGGAACGGATGAACGATTACCGCAAGATGCTGCGCCGGCCTTTTACCAAACTGTGCCGTCTGCGGTTTTTGCAGCCGGACGGCTCCACGGCTTTCGCACTGGACAACAACCCCACGGGCCGCTTCGCCGGGGCGTTTATCGCAGACGGGAGCCTGTCCGTGAATCTGAACAACGGGCAGCGGCGGACGGCCTCGGTGACGCTGGCGAATCTGGACGGCACGTTCGATTACAACATCAACCGGGTGTGGTTCGGGAACCGGATCGCACTGGATGAGGGCCTTGTGCTCAGCGACGGCACGGACTTTTACATTCAGCAGGGTGTCTTTCTGGTGAAGGACCCAGTGGAGACGCTGGAACCGGCCAAGCGGACGGCGCAGTACAACCTGGTGGACAAATGGTCGGATCTGGACGGAACGCTTTTCGGCTATCTGGAAGGGACCTATGAAGTGAAAGCGGGTGTCAATGTATTTGCCCCCATCGCAGCCCTTTTAAAACTGGACCGGGGAAACGGGGAACTGGTGGACAATGTGGCCCCGGTATTCACGGAATACTACAACGGCAAGACTCAGCAGCTGGCAAACGGCACCACGGCCAAGCTGACGGACGCGCCCTACACCCTGCGCGTGGACAGTGACAACGGAAGCTATGCGGACGTGTGCCTTGGTCTTGCGGAAATGCTGGCGGCGTGGATCGGGTACGATGCCTCCGGCGCACTGCGGATTGACCCCTCTCAGGACGATATTCTGGACAGCGACAAGCCGCTGGCGTGGCAATTCTCCCAAAGCGAGGCGGAGCTGCTGGGGACGGAGTACACGGAGAAGAACACGGAGGTGTACAACGATTTCATCGTGATCGGGGAAGCCGTGAACAACAGCCCGCAGGTGGCGGCGCGGGCGCAGAACCTCGACCCGGCCAGCAGCACGAATGTAAGTCGGATTGGGCGCAAAACCGTGCGCTACCGGGCGGCGGGCTATTCCACGAAACGGCAGTGCGAGGACTTGGCTGTGTGGAAGCTGAAACGGTCCGCAGCACTGCAAAAGTCCGTCTCGGTTTCGTGCAGTCAGATCATGCACCTGAACGAGAACGAACTGATCTCCATTGTGCGGAGCGACAAGGCGGGGTCTCCGGTGGAGCGGCATCTGGTGCAGGGGTTCACAAGGCCCTTGACGTGGAGCGGCCCCATGCAGATTTCCGCCGTGTCGGTACAGGATTTCCCCATGGCCACCGTGACGGGGTGGCCCACCTGAACAGTGAAGCAGCCCCAACGGGGCACCGGATCAAAAGGAGGAACTTTTATGAAGAAGAATCGTTGCGGAAAAACGGCCCTTTCTTTTCCTGAGAGGGGGCGGATGTAATGGCATACGCAAAAACCACATGGGTCAACGGCCAGGCCCCGGCGCTGGACGCGGAGCATCTGAACAAGATTGAAAATGAGCTGGAAGCCCTTGACCTGCGGAAGGGCAGCGCCACCTACACTGCCACCATCGGAACTGCGTGGGTGGAGGATGAAAACACCGGCGTAAAAACCCAGAGTGTTGCCATCGCCGGGGTGACGGCTCAGAGCACCGCTATGGTGGATCATGTTTACACCGGCAGCGGAACTTCCGACGATTACGCAGCCTTCGTGGAGGCAGAGAACCAGTATCTCAACTGCATCACCAACGGTTACGCCGAGACCTATGACGGCGGCATCAAATTCACGATTTTCGGGGACGCCAACACGGTTGCAATCCCCATTGTTGCGGAGGTGAGCTGATGGGCCATGTAACAGTGGTTGGCGGGTGCAGAGCAAAAGCACCGTCAACCGGTATCTTAGCAAGCGCTTTGCCGGTGGGATCTGTGGTCAAGCTGATGGAGGGCGGCACGGCGGTTGAATATCTGGTGGTTAATCAGGGCATCCCGGAAAACAGCAGCCTGTATGACGCAAGCTGTGGCGGGACGTGGCTGCTGAGAAAGGATATTCATAGTAATAGAGAGTGGAATAGCAGCAATGTAAACAAGTATGAAAGCAGCGCGATCAACACATGGCTGAACGGAGAGTTTTTCAATACGTTGGGCAGTGCGGAACAAGCTGCGATCAAACAAGTAAAAATCCCGTATCGCAAGAACGGTGGCTCTGGCGGTTCGGATCAGAGCGGTGCGAATGGGCTGCTCTGCAAGATTTTCCTATTGGGTGGTTATGAGGTTGGCTGGACGACCAGAGACAACCAGTATTTCCCGCATGATGGCGCGAAGCTGGACTACTTCGCCGCAAGCTTTGACGGCAACTCCAAGCGCGTCGCAAACTTTAACGGCTCGGCCGCCTACTGGTGGCTCCGCTCCCCGTACACCGACGGCGCCGACGGCGTGTGGGCCGTCCTCTCCGGCGGTACCGGCAACAACTACTACACATCCAGTTCGTTCGGCATCCGCCCCGCTTTGATTCTCCCCAGCAACGCCGTGTTTGACGAAACCTCTTTGCTTTTGAAGGGGGTGGCGTGATGGGACATTGCTTGATGATGCGGAAGGGCGAGGTGCATACGGCACCGGTGACGGGGGTGCTGGCCTCAAGCCTTGCGGTGGGTTCCACCGTGAAGCTGATGGAGGGCGGCGCAGCGGTGGAGTATCTGGTGGTCAACCAAGGCATCCCGGAAAACAGCAGTCTGTATGACGCAAGCTGTGACGGAACGTGGCTGCTGAGGAAGGATATTCACAGCAACAGGCAGTGGGACCCCAACAACGTAAACAAGTATGAAAGCAGCGCGATCAACACATGGCTGAACGGGGATTTCTTTAACAGCCTTGGCAGTGTAGAACAGGCTGCGATCAAACAAGTAAAAATCCCGTATCGCAAGAACGGTGGCTCTGGCGGTTCGGATCAGAGCGGTGCGAACGGGCTGCTCTGCAAGATTTTCCTGCTTTCTGGCTACGAAGTTGGTTGGACGACCAGCGACGATAGCGATTTCCCCGTAGATGGAGCAAAGCTGGATTACTTTACGAGCGGAACAACCACGTCCGCAAACAACAAACGCATTGCGTACCTGAACGGCTCAGCCGCCTTCTGGTGGCTCCGCTCCCCGAGCACCGACAACGACGGCCGCGTGTGGTTCGTCCGTTCCGACGGCGACTACGGCGACTATGCCACATCCGACTCGGACGGTATCCGCCCCGCCCTGATTCTCCCCAAAACTGCCCTGTTTGACGCATCCACATTGATTCTAAAGGGGGCGGCGTGATGGGCAGAGTAATTATGAGCGGCATTGTGCCGACGCTGAAAGCCCCGTCAACCGGCATTTTGGCAAGTGCTTTGCCGGTGGGAACTGTGGTCAAGCTGATGGAGGGCGGCACGGCGGTTGAATACCTGGTGGTAAATCAGGGCATCCCCTCTAATTCAAACCTGTATGACGCAAGCTGTGACGGAACGTGGCTGTTGAGGAAGGATATTCACAGCAACAGGCAGTGGGACCCCAACAACGTAAACAAGTATGAAAGCAGCGCGATCAACACATGGCTGAATGGGGACTTTTTCAATAGTTTAGGAAGCGTGGAGCAAGCAACCATCAAGCAGGTAAAGATCCCGTACCGTAAGAACGGCGGCCATGGCGGCACTGACCAGAGCGGTGCGAACGGTCTGCCCGCAAAGATCTTTCTGCTGTCGGGTTACGAAGTTGGTTGGACGACCAGCGACGATGGCGATTTCCCCGTAGATGGAGCAAAGCTGGATTACTTTACGAGCGGAACAACCACGTCCGCAAACAACAAACGCATTGCGTACCTGAACGGCTCAGCCGCCTTCTGGTGGCTCCGCTCCCCGAGCACCGACAACGACGGCCGCGTGTGGTTCGTCCGTTCCGACGGCGGCTACTACTACTACTACTACGCATACAGCTCGTACGGCATCCGCCCCGCTTTGGTTCTTCCCAGCAATGCACTATTTGATGAAACCACCATGCTCTTAAAGGGCGCAAAGTAACGGGAAAAAGCCGTTGGTGGGCGCGTTCTCCTTCTTCTGGCACCACAGATTTTTGCCTGGTCGGTAGTCGCGGCAACGCTGACTTCTTTAACGCAATGGCTGAATTTGGCGTTGCTTTCGCTTTTTGCTTTTAAGTGTCACAAAATAACTCCCCCGGAATTGATCCGGGGGAGTTATTTTCGGTGCCGTCATATTTCCCGCTTTTTCGACACGCCGCCTGTGATATGCTTACCGCAGAAAGGAGGCGAGAACATGGAACATCTGACCCCGGAATACCTTTGCCTGTTTCACGCCATTACGGAGACCATTGAAGAGCTGGATCGGTTGAAAGCGGATCTGATGGCCGCACAGCGCAGAGCAGAAGAACTGTACGTGGAGCGCACGGATTGACCGTGCGCTCCTTTTGCCGTTGCGCCCAATCGGCCAATAAATGGCAACGGCCGGGGCAGGGATGGGCGCAGGATCGCGAGGACGGGTCAGGGGATATACGGGGTGATATGGAAACAGCAGAGAGCGTCTGAGGGCGTTTCTGGGCGAAATAGAGGGAGTTATCCCGCAACAGGGGGGCATAAAAAAACACACGCCCATGCGATCGGAACGCACGGACGTGTGTTTTAGTTTCAGGGTGAATGTTGAGGAATCAGGCGTAAAAGGCGGTGAGCTTGTCGGCACTGCGCTTGGCTTGCAAGTCCCGTTCGGCAAAGACCTTCTTGGCGCTTTTCCGCCCGGAACGGTCCATGAGCCGCCCGGAATAGCGCTGGGTGGTGATGGGGCTGGAATGGCCCAATTTGGCTTGCAGTTCGTTTTCGGGCATACCGGAGTTGAGATCCAAACGGGAGCCGACGTGTCGGAGATCGTGGCTGCGGATGTCAGGAACGCCGGTGACGGAGCGGACGTGCCGCTCCACCAGCTCCGAAAGCCACTGTTTTGTGCCGGCCTTCCATTCGCCGGAACGGAGGGTGCCGAACAGGGGGGCGGTATCCGGGAGATCGTCCGGGCGGATGCCGCTGGCGAGGTAATGGCGGAGGGCAATCACGGCGATGTCCGGCAGGTCCACCACCCGGAATTTATCGCCCTTGCCGTGTTCCACGCGGAGGGCGGCTTCCTCCAAGTCGATGTCTGCTGGGGTCAAGGCCCGCAGTTCGGCGTTGCGCAGTTCGGTGGTCAGCAGCAGGATCACGATGGCGTAATTCCGGGGCCAGTTCTCCGGGTGGGTGGTGCGGACGGGGGAATCTCGCCATAGCTTGCAGACCTGCTCATCGGTGAGCAGCACGTCATAGGGGCGCTTTCCCAATTTGCGGAGGGAGGGCATCAGGTAGAGGGAAACGGGGTTTTGCTCATAAAAGCGATCCTCGCCCAGTTCGGGGGAGCTGGCGTAGGTGAAAAAGGAGCGGAGGACCACCAGATGATACCGGACGGAGACAGGGGAGAGGCCACGGTCAAAGAGGTGATCCCGGTAGGCTTGCATGGTGGTGAAAGTGGGTTCCTCGGTGGAAAGGCCGCTTTCCACGAGGAAGGAATAAAAGCTGTTTGTGACGGCGGCGTAGGCGGTGACGGTGCGCTCCGCCGCGCCGCTGGCCTGCACGTTGCGGAGCCAGCTATCTAAGGCCGACATGACCCGGCGCTCCTGCGCAGAGGTTCTTCCCATAAAATCAGTCCTTTCCTAAAATTCGGGGGGGCGGTCAAGCCCCGGCGGTACACAAGCTGCTTTTCACGCAGAGTTCCACGCCCAGTTCGTCCACGTGGATACGGTCGATGATGAAGTCACCGTAAGCGGCCATTTCCAGTTTGTTTTCCGGGTTGATGTGGGTGGCGAGGCCGTCAGCGGAGACGGTAAGGCGGGGAACCTCTTTTCCGTATTTGTCATCGAACTCTCCGAATTGTAGAATGGAAACAATATCTTTCACGGTCAACATAGTCGGTTTTCCTCCTGAATGTGTGTAAAAATGTGTAAAATCTTTTGGCGTGGGATCAAACGGTCTCGGCGGCGGTAAATTCCAGCGCCCGGCGGCGCAGGATGCCGATGAAGATGGAGCGGAGCTTTTTGTCCTGAGAAATGATGGTAAGTTTCGTGACGGCTCTGCATTGCGTGACGGTAGCGCCTGCCGCTTTCATACGGTTTTTCAGCCGGGTCAAACGCTGTTGGAGATCGCAGCCGGATTCACGTTCCAGTTCCTCATAGAGTTCCCTGCGGAACATCTGGTGGTTGAGACAGAAATGCTCGACCAGGGCGTTGATGGTGTGGTTGGCGCTCTCCTGCCAGTTATCGCCGGAGGAAATGGGAGCGACATAGGCGGCTGTGACCTTATCCATTGTATCAGAATTGCGCTGAACCTTTAAGGTCAGTTCGTTTTGCCGATTTTCAACAGCCACAAGCCGCTGTTCCTGCTCCACCAAAAGGCGGGCCTGTTCCAAAAGCTGCTGGGCGGGGGAGAGGGGGCGAGAAATAGTCTGGCGCATTTTCTCAAAGGCGGTGACATAAGCGGCGGTGAACAGGACACCCTTTTCGCCGGTCATTTTGTTAGCTACCATGTCACAGCCCTTTTTTGTGAGAAGATAGCAGGGGCGTTCCTCTCCTTTGCTGTCCGTGTAGGTGCTGGGGATGAAGAAATCAACCAGCGCAAAATTGCGCTCGTTAGATTTTTCAATGGTTTCAGCATAATTTCGGATGTCACGTAGCAATTCCTTGTGGTTTCTTCCGACCATTTCAGCCACCTCACGGCTGTCAACGGTTTCCACGCCATTGTGGGTAATAACTTGCAATTCTTGCATAAATAAAACTCCTTTCGATTGGTCTTGATACTTCCATTATCCCACAGCCCTCCAAGGGGGTTTTTAACAGGCTTTACGAGGTTTTTTCGCTGTCGATGGGCATAATGGGGTTGACCTTCCGAAAGAAGTGTAGTAGAATATTTACACACTTCCGAAAGGTTGTGACGATAACGGTGTACTGATTTCCGCCAAGAAATTGACAGTACGCCGTTATTCTTCTATTTGCCGGAAAGCAGCATGATCCCATCCCTGATCCCTTCGGTGCGTTTTTTCCCGTGACGTTCGCAATAACGGTCAAGCACGGAAAGGGTCTGATCATCAAGGCGGACATGAAGGGGATTGGATTTTGGATTTTCCGCTCTGGGGCGTCCGGTTCTTGGACTCATGATTTCACCTCACTTCTTGTAGCCCATAAATAGAGTATAAATCATGTAGCCCAAAAAGTCAAGAGCTAATTCGGAGAAAAGACTAAATGGGGATATGGAGCAAATGAATCGGAACGGCGTCGCGGCGATGACCGTGCTTTCCGCGTTTATTTTGATCGGATTGTTGTTTGCGGGGAACGCGGAGAAAAACTATTGCAAACGCCTTACAGCGCAATATGAAGCCGCTTGCGCGACGGATATGGACAGGCTGCAAGCGCAGTATCAGGCGGACATGGAGCAATACAAGGCGGATATGGCACAATATAAGAGCGATTCCTCGGCTTACCAGAAAGAGGTTCAGGCGGTCACGGAAAAAACCGCCGAATACGACGCGGCTTTTGCCGAAAGGAAATCGGCTTACGAAAAAAAGAACCTGGAATATAATTCCGCTGTCCGCAAACGGGCAGACACGACGCGAAAAATGGTGGAGGCGGCTGAACGGGATATTTTCAGGCGCGGGCTTGCGTTTGACGTGGATGTATTTGGGATCACAAACTGGAACAACCATGTAGGGCATGAATGGAGCGAAACAACACAGGTCAATGGGACGGAAATCTGGTACAGAGGTTCCGTGACGCTGAAGCTGGGCGGTACGGCAAAATGCTCCACGCTCCGCGTCGAGCGGGACAGTTATCCGGATGTCGGGTCTTCCAAGACAAATTACACCATGCGAGAGGCAGATTTCCGGGACGGTTTTTCCGTGAGCCAAACGTTCAGCGTTTATGAAAACCGAGGGCGTTACGCTGGAAATTCCGCAAATTTCACATATACTTATACGTTTAAGCCCCATAAATACACGGTTGAGATCGACGAAAGTAAACTGCCGGAGCTGCCGGAAAAGCCCGTGAAACCGGTTTATTCGCCGCCACAGATAACCATGGCAGAGCCGGTCAAGCCGGAGCGTCCAAAGGAGCCGACAGACGCCGACATTACCGTGGAAAAACCGAATTTGAAAAACGTGCAAATGGGAATTTTTCAGACATATCAATATTCCAGATGGGCGGATCTGCTTTTTTTAGGGACAGCGGGGAGCATGGTTTGGCTGATTTTTAAAAAGCGAGAAGAAAATTCTGAGAGTTGATGGATTAGGGGGTCGGTTTTATGGCAAGGGGACAGCGGTTCCGAAACAATGCGAAGCGTGAGTTTAACCGGTACTGGCGAAACAAACAAAAACAGAAAGCAATGAGGGCGCGGGAAACAACGCAAGGGGAACCGGAAAAACCCATTGACTACGAACGAGTGGAGAAAAATATTGTATCCGCTATTTGGGCGGTAATTCTCTTTTTGATTTTTGCGATTTTTGGGACAACTAAATGAAAAGACCGCCCGGAAAGGCGGTCTTTTTCAATCGTTATCCGATAATGGCGTTCCCGTTTTTAAAGCCTTTTTCGGTGGCGGTATAGGTGACAATAAAATCACTGCGGATCATGGCTCCATAGGAGTTTTCCGCATCCACCCAGCCTGTGACCATATACTCGCCGTTTCCCAAATGGGTAACGGTGGCGTCCGATAGCTTGCAGAATTTTGCGGTGGACGGCGCTTTCAGATAGTCCTCTACAATCAACTGTGCACAGTAAAAAGCGTCATCATCCGAATGGCGGGCGGTGTTCGTGTCCGTCTTTTTCGTATAAGAGCTGGACGAGGTGGAGGAGTTTCCTGAAGAATGGTAAGTATCGCTCGTTTTTGTTTGCGTATGCGTATCTTGAAGATTTTTATTTGTTTTCTTAGAGAATACGAAAAAACCAGCACAAAGGATGGCAAAGCAGATAAAAAGGCCGACAAGCATTTGAACAATATTATGACCTTTCTTTTCCCCACAAGGCTTTTCTGTATCGTCATTTCCCGTAGCAGGCCGAATCATTTCACTTGGCGTAGACTGTGGAGCGGATTCCACAGGTGTGGTTGGTGTTTCAGGTGCAGGAGGTTCTGCGGTTTTCGGCTCTGCTTCCAGCGTTTCCTGAGACCGGGCCAGTTCGGACAAAACATCCTTTGTAGGGCAGCCGCAGTTAGGGCAAGCGGACGCCTTATCACTGAACTCTTTGCCACATTCGGTGCATTTTATCAGTGCCATATCAAAAACCTCCCAAATTCCTGATGGTTTGACCATATCGCATTTTGAAGCAGAAGTCAAGCGTTACGGTCTGGCCCCGCGTTCAGGGGGTAGGGGTCAGGCGGCGGAGCTTTTCCACAGCGCTGACGATCAGAGGGACGGCGCCCAGCACATCATCCTCTGTGACGGTATAGGGGAGGGTGAAACGGACGGCGGAGCGGGCGCGGTTGGCGGGGTAGCCCATGGCCCGGAGTGCATAGCTTCCGCCTGCCTCCCCGCTGGTACAGGCGGAGCCGGAGGATGCGTACACGCCCTCCGCAGACAGGGCCATGACGAGGGCGGGGGATTCCACGCCCAAGAAGGAGAGGTTGGCGTTTCCGGGCAGACGGCGGATCGTATCGCCGGGTTCATAAAAGCCGTTGACGTAGGTATCCGGGATGAATCGCAACAGATAGGAAATCAGCAGATCGCGGCATTTGGCAAGGTGTTCCCGGTCAGCGTCCATATGGACAGTGCGCTCATGGAGGGCGGCAGCCATCGCACAGGCGAGGGCCACGCTTTCCGTTCCCGCCCGCTTGCCCCGCTCCTGCGCTCCGCCGCGGATCATGGCGATCAGGGGTGCGCCCCGACGGACGATCAGACAGCCGATCCCGGCGATGCCGCCGAACTTATGGGCACCGAAAGCCAGATAGTCCACGCCAAGGGCCTTGAAGTCCACGGGGATATGACCGACAGCGGCAGTACCGTCACAGGCAGCAAAGAGGGCGTCAGACTCGTTGCGCCGCATGGAGAGAATGTCGTAAATCTCGCCGGTCTCGTTGTGGGCCAGCATATGGGTGAAGCCGGTGCGGTTCGTGCGGTGGGGATGATCCACGGGGGGATATTCCAGAACGGCGTGGTGCTCGTAGTGCCGGGGGAATTTGATGTGCGTGCAGAACGCTTCCAGCGTCTCCATCATCCAGTTACAGGCTTCCGTGGCCCCGCTGGTGAAGTAGACTTCCTCCGGGAGACAGTTCAGGTCTTGGGCGATACTTTCCCGTGCGTGCTCCAACGCCTGTTTTGCGGCGATACCGCGGTCATGCAGGGCGCTGGGGTTGCCGAGGGACAGGGCCGCATGGAAAGCATCCAGAGCGGCGGGGGAGGGCGGTTCGTGGGCCGCCGCGTCGAAATAGTAGGTGTTGGGCATAGGTATGGCCTCCTTTTGTGGTGGGCGGCTTTGATTTTTAACTTGCTTACAACTTGCTTAAATCTTGCTTAGAACTTGCTTAGAGGTTGCAAGGTGTTTGCTTAAAGGTTCTGGAAAGTGGCGTCGAACATCACAACGCCGTTGGAGAGGTCGGAGTAGGGGATGCCCACCCAGACGGACTGTCCGGCGGTAAGACCGGAGAGGGACGAAGCGTAGGGCAAATTTAACACGGCATCGTCGAAGGGAAACTGGACGGCCACAGTGCCGCCGCTGGGGGCCGCTTTCACGGTTGCCTTTTCCAGACGGAGACAGGAGCGGGTGGCGTCCGCCACCTTGGGTCGAAAGTAGTTATTCCAGAAGTTATCGGCCAGCGCTTTCATTTCTGCGTTTTGATTACTCATGCAGTGCACCTCGTTATTCCGCGCCGGTGAGGCGGGCCTCCACCAGCTCCATGCCCCGGCTTTCCAGATAGGAGATCAGGAGCAGGCGGGCGGCTTCCTCGCTTTCGGCGTCAACGGTATGATCGAACATCCGCAGCTCTCCCGCCTTGGTCTCGGCGGTGACGCTGAATGCGAAGTCCCGACGGGTGACATTGGTTTTCAGGTTCATGTGGTTTCCTCCGTGATCCAGATTTCAGAGACGGTAAAGGTGAAGCAGATGCCCCGGTCCGTCTTGTCCGTCTGCACAGTGTCGCACTGGCAGAACAGGAAGGACAGCGCCTGACGGATGGTGGAATTAAGAACCACAAGGGGAGTGGGAAATTCCAGCGCAACGGAGGCGTTCTCCCGGTTCTCGTGGGGCGGCTGGTCCAGCAAGCGGACTTGGGGGACCAGACGGTCGATCTTACCGGCGGCCTCCCGCAAGGCGTTGTATCGGTTCATGGCGGCGGGGTTCATAATCTTCATCGTAAAAATCTCCTTTAGGTGTGTAATTCCTTTTTATGGGGAAATTATAGGCGCTTTTACATGGAATGTCGAGATAAAAAAGGGAGGAACCTTTTCCAAAACGGAAACCGTTCCCCCTTTTTCGGTATGAGTATGGTCTTGATTAAAATTCTTGCGCTGACGGCCCCACAAGCGGCCTGAGAGATAAGAGAGAGGCGAGGGGCTAAAACTACCCCACGAAACTCAAGGGGCGCTTACGGGGCTTCTGTGGGCGATTTACGAAATGGGGGTATCAGCCGTTCAGGGCATCCTTCAGGGGCTTTGCGGGGCGGAACACCGCAACCGTCTTGGCGGGAAACTTTTTTTCCTCGCCGGTGCGGGGATCTTTCCCCACCCGTGCTTCCCGGTGCTTCACGGCGAACTTGCCGAAGCCGGGGACTTTGACCTCGCTGCCGTTGAGCAGGGATTCCTCGATGACGGTAAACAGGGCGTCGGCCAGCAGTGCGGTGTCATGCTTGGTGTGGCCGGTGCGCTCCGCAACGGCGGCGATCAATTCAGTCTTGTTCATGGGACATCCTCCTTTCCTAAAATTTCAATGGCAGGGATGGCTGGATTCGGACCAGCGCGTGAGGGAGTCAAAGTCCCTTGCCTTACCGCTTGGCTACACCCCTGTATTTTTACATAGGCTCCCGGCTGCGCTGCGTCTTCCTACCAGCCATCAGGAACTTGGCAATTATACCAGCCGCCTAATACTTAGCTTTTTGCGCTTCCTCGCCCGCTGGCCGGGATGGTACGGCATTGCAGTCCTGCCCTGCTTTAGCGCTTCGGCCAGCATTCGGCGTCACTCGCTGTGGTCTCCCCTTACGGGGCACCTATGCCGCATATCTCCGGTTTCCACGGTTACCCCACTTGTTTATACTCCGTTGGTGACTCCGTTTAGAGTTGGCAGGGACGGTTGGGAATCGAACCCACCCAAGCGGTTTTGGAGACCGCCTCGCCAGCCTTGGAACATTCGCCCCTATGTTTGTCTGTCTTTCCAGACTGTCACCGCTGCGTGTCGGCTGCCTGCGGTTGGCCCCCATAGGTACACGTTTCTGTTGCCCTGCCGCGCCCATCTCCGGGCAACCCGTTTGTGATTGTACTTCTCACGGCGCTGGATGTGGTGCAGACGGCTGGATTTGAACCTGCATCGTTCCCCATTTCGGGGGTGCTCTAACCTACTGAGCTACGTCTGCAAATGTCCCCTCTGGGACACTTCGTCAGGGAACCCTGGACGAGAGGTGCGAGGGGTCCTATGCCCAACCGGAATTGCACCGGGGCGTCAAGGGCAAGTACCAGTTGCCGGAGACGAGCTGCTTTTGCAGGCCGCAGCTTATATTTTTGGGGAGCACTGGCAGAGACGCATCACCCGAAACGTTCCCCGCCATGGTGCAGACGGTTGGAGATGCCCCCAACTCCCCGCGTGATCGACCGCGGCTTGGACGTCTGCGTATAGATGCCGGACTTTCCCGGCGGTCATGTCGCTCAGATTCTCCGAGAATACCGTCCCGATAGCGGCTGTATCAACCCGCCGACTCCACTGCCAGATATGGAGGTTTCATGCCCACTACGGTTTATAGAGTAACCACCTCTTATGTGGGAGGGCATGGTGCAGACGGCCGGAGAGGTCCCCGGCTCCCGGGTGGAAAGGACAAAAAGCACCGGTTGGACATCTGCATAGACCCGCCTTGTTTGCGCCATGGCGGGTGATGTGGCGGCCCGTCTTTCCGGGCTGTCATACACATTCAGGAGGCTTTGCGATCCATGCAGGGCGCTGCTCGTGCACCCTTGGAGCGGATAATGGGAATCGAACCCACCTTCGCGGCTTGGGAAGCCGCCGTTCTGCCGATGAACTATATCCGCGTTGCGCCCTGCCGGAATCACACCGGGGCACCGCTCCGAGAACGGCGAGCGTGTACTTACGGGCCACGCTTGGAAGGTAGGAGAATACTACGTGCGGCATCCGCACCGCTGGTGAGCGAAACCGGAGTTGAACCGGAAAACAAGCCGAAATGGAAAAGCCTGTTCACACGGGTGATTAGGCCGCGTTCGTGCCCGCACGATTTTCGCCCATGCTGTTTTGGAGTTTGGCGGCTGCCGTTGGGTAGGCCGGCAGCCGCCGTGCGTGAGGGAAGATAGAAAGATGGAAAGCAAGGGCGGCGTCTATCTCGCCCTTGATTTTATTATACGATACCCCTCCAAGGGGGTTTTTGACATTTAGGACTTCTGGGGAACCGCTTCACATACAGTAAAGCACTGAGACTGCCAGTCTCCACGTCCATCGACCTGATATAAAAACTTCCATCCGCCTCTGACGATCTCCCGCGCAGAGAGACAAGGACCTGGCTGGATCTCGCCAACATCCAGCGCATCCCAGTGCGCCGAATTGATCTTTTGAAGGCGCATGGCATATTCCTCTGGGGTCGCGATCTGCCACGGATTCCAGGTCATGCCTTCACCGCCACAGGGTAACAGGTCCACCTGCTCCACGGCCCGAAGGACGGATGCGCCGTCAAAGGTCATGCCGTTCAAAACAATTTTTTGCATTTCCGATTCATCCTCCTATAAAAATCAAATGTTGTTGGGGATAGGGACTTTAGGTTTCCGGGGCCAAAAGAATGTAAAGGGTGGAGTTGAAAGGCAACATATCCGGGTAGGCTGGTACAAAAACTTTATCCACAGTGCGGTGGACATAGGAATCCGGGATTCCACAAAACTGGCCGAGCCAAGATTGGCGCATCTCCTGGACACCTGTATATTCATACAGGATCACCTGCTGATTCGGTTGAATGAGGTTCGCAAGGATAAAAGATTGCAGACTGAACTTTTCAGACTTGGCGCTTGCGGCGACTTCTTCCGTGCGCTTCAGCTCCATCGAAAGCCGTTCGCTTTTGTCGAAGAGATGCCTGATCGTTGTTGACGCCTCCGTGCAGACGATAGACTCTCGGAAATCATGCGACTTTTCGGCAAGCGAAACAAGATCGTCAATCAATGCGTTGTACTTCATGGCTTTATAATTCATGGGACGGTTCCTTTCTGCGCCGCTGTTCAGGCGGCGGCTTCGTCGGCCTTGCGACAGGGGCAGAGGATGCCCTCGCCGTCTGCGGACCGGAAATAGATGGGGGTGATATAGGGCTTCTGTTCAGAGGCGAACGCCTCGCCGTCGGGGAAAAGCTGAAGGAAGTCGATCAGATAGTTTGGGTTGACTCTGGGGAGACCGGGGCCGAAATCGTAATAAGGGGAGAAGGTTTCGCCCTTGCGGTGGCGCTTGGCAGCCCATTCCGCGCGGTCCGTCTTGATTTTCGCCCGAACCTCCGTCACGGAGGGGAGCGTGAGACGCAGGGTGTTCTTGCGGGTGGGGGCTATGATCTGCGCCAGGTTGAACCTGGAACCGTCGGCGCTGAGTTCCGGCGCGGCGGTCAGCTCCATAGGGCTGTTCAGGCGGAAGCCGCGGTACCCGTCGCAGACGCACTGCTTGCCTTCCTCGTCGATCCAGAAGCCCTGTGAAGCGGGGCGGGTGCTGTTCTTAGCCACGGCTGCGTCGCAGATGCGGCGGGCGGCGAAAAAGGCGGAGCGGCGCCCAGACTTTGTGGCGGCTTCCTCCACCAACGTGCGGCGGAGATCCTGTTCTAAGAAATACAGCTGGGGGATGGGGCCGACGGCGCTTTCCCATTCGTAGGGGTTCTTGCTGACGGCGGTATAAATGGCGGTTTCGTCCTCGTCCAGCGCGTGGACGATCCGCAAAACGCGGGTGAGGGTCTGTTCAGTGTTCAGCATGGAGTTCGCCTCCTATTTCACGTTTGACTTTTTTGCTCAGTCTGAGAATGGCATAATCGGATCTGCGGAAATTGCAAAAGTTTTCAGGGTCAGCGACCGTTTCAGGGAAAAGGTCGCACAGAAGGGCATTCTCGATCAGTTGATCGGCATACGGATTTTCACCGTACCAATATCCACGGTCAAGCAAGCCTCCGGTTATTTGGCAGTTGACTGCGGCCTTCTTGACTTCGGCAATTTTTTCAGAATAAGTCATTTCTGCGCGGGCTTCCTTCTGCGCATTTATCGCGGCAGCCATGACCTCACAGACTACGTCTGCGAGGCACTTGCGGTAAAGGTCAACGCCGTATTTGTCGCGGATGGCATCGATTTTGTCCATGTCGAAAAGCTTGGTAAACGGTTCGTACTTGTGCGGGGTGGGAAGGCGCGCTGCGATGATCTCGTTTCTGCACTCCCAATATCCGGCGATTTTCATGGTTGTGCTCCTTTCAACAGCAGGTCCAGAGGTTGATGCACTGGATCATTTCGGCGTAGGTCTTTGCGGTTAAAATTCTTTCGCGGTTACGGGCGATATATCCCGATCCAATCAGGTATACGCCAAAGCCGCGGTAATTTTCGAGAAAGTACATGGTATTCTCCTTTCTGTGCGGCTGTTCAGGCGTATAGGATCTTCGAGGTGCCGGGGACGCGGCACTGGATTGAACAATCCGGGGCGTTCTTCTTGTTCAGGTCGATCCATGACTTAACGGCTGGGAGAAGATCGTCATTGTAGACGGGCGCATAAACGAGGCGATTAAACAGTTCGCCGGTGTTCAGGCTCATGGGCTTATGCTGTTTGTCTCTGGGGCCTTTGAAGTAAACCATAAACATGGGGTTGTCCTTTCATGCCCTCGTGACCTCCGGGGCTGGGCTGTTCAGTTCTTAATTTCATTGTAGCAGGGTGGTCCAAGGGGGTTTTTGCCGCTGTTCAGGCAAGGCGGAGGACCTGACGGGCGGCGCGTTCGGCGTTGTCGGTAAGCTGGCGCTGCCATGCCTGATTTTTTGGAGACCAGCGGAAGCCGTTTTGCTTCAGGGCGGCGCGGGTGTCGGCGTCTGGGATGGCGTCAAAGAGGATTTGGAGTCTGTTCAGGTCGATATTGCGGACGATCTGTCCACCGTCAAAGGCGGTGCCGGTCTGAGGCTCGGCGGCCTGCTGTTCTCGCTTGTCAAGCTCTGCAAGCCGCTGTTCTGTCCGCTCGATCTTGCCCCGGAGACTGGCCAGCTCGTAAGCGGGGAAGGGGGAGCCGTACTGGGAGATGGGGGAGCCGTCACCGGAGGCGAACACACCGGGACGGGTCAGCCATGCGCGGTTTTTCTCGCTGAGACCGGGGCAGCCTTCCAGCGTTTTGTGCTTGCGGTAATAGGCGTTGGCGGTTTTGGCGTCCTCCAACATCTGGCGTTGGCTGTTCAGGCGCTCGGTGAGCATTTCGCGGGCGTGGGGGTCGGCAAGGTCTACCGGGCCGGTGCCGACACTGCGGATCTTGTCCAAAATCGCCTCAATCTGCCGGTATTCCTCCCACAGGGAGTCCTCGCGGGACATTTGGCGGTTGTGCTTGCGCATATTGAAGTTGCCCGCCCCGGCGATAAACTGGCTGGGATAGCTGGCCTGGTTGCGGTTGTAATCGTTCGTCCACTGGGCAAGGCGACGGGCGTAGCTGTTCAGCAGGGCGTCCAGCTTGTCATGGTAAAAAGCGCTGACGCGGGCCTTCTGCTGTTCTACCATCTGGGCGGCTTTGTTCACGGAATTTCGATAACTGGCCGTGGCGCTGCCGGATTTGTAGTCGCCCATGTGGATGCAATAGTGGGCGTTCCGGGCGGTTTCCTCGTCGATGGAACCATAAGGCGGGACCGTTTCAGGCCGATTTTCCGGGGTGGGCTGTTCTGCCTGTTCTGCCTGTTCTGCGGTGATGGCCTCCGGCTGTTCTGCGGGCGCTTCTGCGCCTGCGCCGGTGGCGGGGGTCTGCTGTTCTGGCTGCTGGGTGTCGGTGCTGGGCTGGGTAAACTCCACCGCTTCCACCTTCCCACCCGTGGGCGGGGTGGGGGTGGTGGGGTTGATCTCGGCGGTCAGCAGGTCGGCAAGGGCAAGAATCGCAGCGGCGTCGGCTTCGTCCTGTTCGGTGGGCTGGCTGTTCCCACAGCGGCCCATGCTGCGGAGGTTTTCGCCAAATCTGCGGATATGGGAGATTAGGCCGCCGTCGTTGCATCCCAAATCATACCGCCCGGAGTAGGTGGAGGGCTGGCCGTGTTCGTCGGTGTAGCGGATCACGAAATCCGTTTTATCATAGGCGGAGTCCGGATCGGCGTACACTTCGGCGTCATAATGCCGGATGATGATTGCAGCGGCGGCGACGCTCAGCCGGAGAGGTTCGCCGGTTTTCCCTGATTGATCCGTGCAGGCGTAAAAAGCGGGATTTTCAGAAAAGGGGATTTCAACGAAGGGGGCGCCGGTGGTGATGGGGTGGGCCTGTTCTGTATCGGCAATGAAGCAGCGTCCAGCAACGCGGCGGCGTAAACCCGTTTCCCGCTCGGCCTGTTCTGCTTCCTGTTCATCGCGGCGGCTGGCGTTCTCCGCTTCCAGATCGGCGGCGGTCTGTTCAGCTCGGAGACCATCGGAAACGGAGCGGTAAAAGGCTTGCGTTTCTTTCGCGTCCTTGACGGTCTGGTTGTCCTCGCCAAAGTCCCATGTATAGCGCTTGATCGTCGTGTCCAGGCTGGCCGCCTCGGCTTCAAAGAATTTCGCAATGTGTTCTGTGTGGGGGAAGGTCTTGATTTCGATTTCCGCGTGTTCCCGGTTCCACTGGTTCGCGGCGGCCCGCTTGTCCCGGCTGTTCACAAAAGCGGAAATGGGCCAGAAACAAAGATTGTCCTTTGCGGTGCTGAGTTCGCCGTTGCGCTTGATGCGCCGGAGGCAGTGATCCCGGCCGCTCCAATTCGGATCGCCGGGGGTGTGCTCGACGAAGTAAAGGCCGTTGTCATTTTTAAAGTATGCGCCGGTGATTTCCACCACGTCGCCGGTTTTCATGGGGCGGTTGTTCTTGTCGTTCATGGTAAAACCTCCTGAAATTGTGTTTTGAATGTGTAGATTTTGGCTTTCTGGGGTGCCGTCGCTTTACCCGGTGCGGCGGCTCCAAGGTGTCCGGGTGCTGCTGTTCAGATGATATAGATTTTTAGGTCGGGGCGCTCGTCCTGTTCGTATGTGTCGCCCTCTGGGGCAAGTGTGGCCCATGCGGCGATTTCAATAGCCGTTTCCATCGAAAAACCGATCCCGTGCAAATATTCGGCATTGTACATTTCATCGGCGCAAGAATGATAATGATTGATATTTCCAGAGTTGATAACAAGCGTACAATAGTTTTCGTTCATCTTGTGGTCCTCCTTGTCTGTTCAGGCGTAAACTTTTCCGTTGGTGCCGGTCTGGTAGCTTTTGAAGATCATAACCGGGTCCTTCAGCATGGCGGCGGCGTCCTCGATATAAGAAGCGGAGAAGCAGCTGTATTTACTGCGGGTGATCTTGATTTTCTCGTCCTCCTTCAGGGTTTCGTGCGTGGCGGTTTCCGGCAGATCCTGCCAGCCGTTGAAGATTAGCAGGGAAGAAGAACCGAGAAACAACCGGCCGCGGGTGGTGCGCTTACGGTATGGGGTGTAGGTCAGGCGCACAACGTCGGCGTGCTGGGCGTAGGTGGTGAGGGTGTAGCCGTGAAAGGTGATTTTCTCCGCGATGGGGAAACCGAACTCGGAGAGATATACAAGGGTATATTTCCGGCCCGGAACCAGTCCGGCGGCGTCCACAGCTTTTTGCAAAGGTTCGGCGTACTGCTGGACCATGGAATGAAACGCGGCCAGCGCGGCGGCCTCCGTTGTAACGGTGGTGCTGTTCAGCTCGTCGCCGTTCTCGATGATGGCGGCCACATCGATTTGACCGCCCAGGGGCCGCAGGTCCGCGGCGTTGATGATGACTTTCCGGCGGAGGGTGTAGCCGCCTCCGATCTCGGCATGGTAAAGACTGTTAAACATGGGGTAATCCTCCTTTTCTGTTCAGATAAGGCCGTTTTCCCGGAACTCCCGCAGGAGACCAAAACGGCGGGCCAGCCGTTCCAGACGGTCGGCGGCCTCTGCGACTTCTTCCCAGCTTTGCACCCGTTCGGCGGCTTCCTGCTGGGCCATGATCGCCGCATCACGGGCGGCGGCTTTGCGGGTTTTATAAGTGGTCATTTTGCGATCCTCCTTGATTTTGATTTAGCGGCGGGCCTCGATGAGATCCACCACGCGGAACATCAGGCGGGCAAAGGTGCCAGCGCCCAGGACGAGGATAAAAAGGGGAAAACTCATGATTGCGGCCTCCTGTCGGTTTCGTTTTGTTCTCTTGATGTTTATAGTATAAACGATAATGTTTATAATGTCAATAGGTAAATTTAAATCTTACCGTTTATTTTCAAAAAACAATAGTTGACAATGCAAACGGGAACGTTTATAGTAAAAAGTGAGAAGAGGTGATATTGTGCCGACATCGGAGCAGATCAAAATTTTATGTGTAAAGCTGGGAATCAGCGTTTCAGAGTTGGCGAGGCGCTGCGGGAGCAGCCCGCAGGCGTTTTCGCAAAAGATGAAGCGGGAAGGGTTTACCCCCGCGGATCTGAAGGACGTTGCCGGGGCCGTTGGCTGTGGGTTTGAAACGTCTTTCATTTTGCCCAGCGGTGAGCGCGTGACGGATTAAAAAACGGCATAAAAAAAGCAGCGGCCCGGAGGTTTTCCGGGTCGCTGTTCTGCGTTTTGGTGTTAGGCGTTGGCTTGATATTTTGCGAGTGCATCCGAAATAGCACGATTTACAAAAGAGTTTGCCGTTTCCCCCAGGGAGGCGGCGCAAGTCTTTATAACGGCTTTTTGCCCTTTCGGTAAAACAAGATCCATTCTGTCATAAGTCTTTTTTACATACTTGCGAACGGCGGCTTGCTGGGCCTTTGTGGTTTTGGTTTTCCGGGCTATATAATCGTTGATGTTTTCGGCGGTTCCGTCGTCCATAGCTTCCGCAGCGGCAAGGCTGGCCGCAGCTCCCCGGGTGAGATTTTCGGCGGGCTGGGCGTCAATTTCTGCCAGTCGTGCGCGTAATGCTTCGTTCATGTTATATGCTCCTTTCAATGCCTCAATACGATTGTTTATGCTGCTTTTTCTGCTTCTTTATTCGGCTTCTTGTTCTGTTTTAGTATATGTCTCCGCGTGTATTGATCTCTTTTACAGTAACGGTTTCTTTGTCCGTGTCAATCTGGAAAATTGCCCGATAATGATAGATTTTCAACCGGTACATGCGAGAGCCAGCACCCCGCAAGGGGACAATATCGCCGGAAAGGGTTGATAATCCGGCCACCGCCGCCGCTACCCGGCCCCGTTCAGGCTCCGGCAGCTTGTCTAAATATTTTTGCGGCTGCTTCTTGATGATAACCGTTAGTCCGTCCACGTTTCCGCCTCCTTTACTGTCGATATTTTACCACCTTATATATAATTCTGTAAATATACAATTTCAACAATATAATTACAGAAATATTGGTTATTTTGAACCTTGATATAATTACAGAATTATATATAATAAAATCATAAAGAACAGGACAACACCACGGAGGCCGACAGGCCAGAGGCCCACCGGGCCGGAAAGGATCACAAAATGGATTACAGCAAAATGAGCATGGACAAGCTCCGCGAGCTGATCGCCTGGGCTGATGACCGGGCAGCATACCGGAGGGCCTGCGGGACGATCTCCGGCACGGCATACGCCGAGGACGAAGCCGCAGTAAGGGCAGCACTCGCAGAGATCAACCGCCGCACACGGGCGACCGCATAAGGAAGAGGAGGAACACGAAATGAAAAAGAGCTTTTTTGAAACGATCCCCGGCGTCGTCCGTCTGGACTCCCGCGTGGCTATCTACGTACCCAGCACCACCGACACCGACCACCCCACCGACAACCGGCAGCAGGTGGAGGAAGTCGCCGCGAAGCTATCCGCCATGTTTGGCGGAGCCACCGCCACCGAGGCCCGCGGCTACTGGGTGAGCCAGTCCGCCGGACTCGTGGGCGAGGCCGTCACCATCGTTTACAGTAACGCCGCAGCGGAGGACATCGAGCGCCACGGCGCCGAGATCGTCGCTATTTGCCGGATGATCAAACGCGAGATGAAACAAGAGGCCGTCAGCCTTGAGATCAACGGCGAGTTGTTTTTAACCTAATACCACCCGCCACCACAGCCCGCAGGGAATGCCCCCGCGGGCTTTTCTCGTTCCCTCTGAGCGATACAGCCCAGCACCGCACCGCAGACCCACGCCGCGCAGCCGCTTGCATCCTACGCCGCCCCAGGCGGCTATTTTTAACCCCTATGCGCGCGGGCGCGTTTCTTGCGGGCGCGCTTGAATAGAGTACCCTAAAACGTACCCCCGGAAACCCCCGGACGCTTTACCCGGATGAAGAAAAGCGCGGAGCACTCCCGCAGCCGTCGAAGCATCGGAAAGGGGAAAAAGGGGAAGGGGTGGAGGAGTCACCCGCGGCGGTCTGTTCCGGCTGATTGCATCAGATCGGCCACCACGGCCACCGCCGACCATGCCAGACCGGGAACCGTCAGCGGACCAGCCGCCGACCATCGGAGGACGGCCACCACCACCAGCACCGAGAGCCAAAGAACCGACCGCGGCCCCGGCTCTCGCCGCCTTTCGTCAGGTTGCACAAGGCCAACGCAGGCCGTTGTTGCATTTACCACCAAAAAAGGCGGTAACTGTTGCCCTAATTGCTTATTATGGCAACAGTTTAGGCATTTGCAACAGGTTTTTACCCTCTCCGAGACCCGCCCAGCGGCCCCACTTTCGCTTCAATGGCACCGGCTGACCAGCTGACCAGCTGACCACGGCCCCGGCTGGGTGGGGGGTGGTTTACAGACCTGGCCACCGGATCGGCGCAGAATCTCTCCACAACTCTTCCCCCTCCACCCATGTTCTCACACCCGTGTTCTTTTTCCTCCGATAAAAGGGGGGTAGTTTAGAAAACCGGGGGCAAAAAACGAAAAAGTCAAAAAGGGGTCCAAAAAAATTTTTATAAAAACGCTTCGCTTATGTGGGGAATACGTACTTAGGTTGCGCGGCGCGGGCGGGGCGCAGGCGGTCGGTAGGTGACGTGCTGGTAGGCGGTAGGTAAAGCGGGTGTGCAAAAACCCTATTGGAGGGGGTTGCTATGCTAAAGATAGGAGAACTTTTGTGAAGCCATGGCAATGGAGGTGAGCGTGAATGCCAACCGGGAGTTCTGAGCGCTGTGTGTCATTGTTTGAGTTTTGGGGAGACAAGAGCCAGTATGCGGCGTGGCTGCAAGGGGAGTTTGCTGAAGAAGCGGATTTCCATGCCCATACGCTAAACGCCTTGCGGGTGGCGATGGACGAAGAACTGACGGATACGCAGAGGGAGTATATAGAAATGTTTTTCGTCTATGGCATGAGTATGAATGAAATTGGTCAAGAATTGGGGGTATCCAAGGCAACAGTCAGCAGGACGATCAATTGTGGGCTGGATAGACTGTACCATGTCCTCCGCTACGCGAACCCCCGATACCTGACCTTTCCGAAAAGCCGCAAGGCGTCATCTCTAAAGAAGGGGCGCAAGCAGCGGAAGAAAGGGTCTTAGACTGAGACGAGAGATATTGTGCCAAAAACAGGGGGTGTATGTATGGCATATAAGCGGAAATACAGGCAGGGGGCGCGGGTCAAGAGCATTGAGGACTTTCTGCATTCCCCGGAGACGCAGTATTTTTTCTGGCACGGAAAAACGGTTCATAAGCAAGTCTTTATGCACTGGCAGCTTGATATGCTTATCAGGGAAATCGGCGGAGGACTTCTTTATTTTGCGGATAAGAACGTTCCGGCTGATGGAGATGCGGAATGAGCTGTTATGGGTGTATCTGCAACAACTGTCTCTATAACTGCGAGTTATTCAGCGCATACTTCACGCCGGGAGAGATCAAGGACGTGGAGGACGTTTGCTATTGCTGTGATGAGTGCAAATGGTTCGATGGGGACTATACGAAGCGGAGTCAGTGGCGAAAATCGTGTGAAAAATTTCGCTTACCGGCGAAGTATAAAGAGCATCTGGAACAGATGAAGCAGAAGGAGGCTCGTGTGGCGGTCAAGCGCCGCATGGCATTTACTGTTATCAAGGGAGGGAAAAAGGATGGATAGCTTGAATGCAAGCAAGATAGCTGGCGGGAACAGTGCGTATGGGCGGAGTCAGTCAGACTTCTATCCCACCCCGCCGGATGTAACGGTGGCGCTTATGCGCTTTTTGAATCTTCCGCGCACAACGTCCGTGTGGGAATCGGCAACGGGAGAGGGCGATATGGCCGGTGTGCTTCAGACTTACTTTGAGACCGTCTATACAACGGACATTCTGGATGGGACGGACTTCTTGAAGTCCAGCATTGACGCAGCTGATTGGATCATCACAAACCCGCCTTTCTCGCTGGCGGAGGCATTTATCCGCAGAGCAGCGGAGCTGGGCAAGCCTTTTGCGTTCCTGCTCAAGTCGCAGTATTGGAACGCAACGTGCCGGCGGAAGCTGTTTGACGAGATCCCGCCCAGCTATATTCTGCCGCTGACGTGGCGCCCGGATTTCTTTTTCAAGAAGCGGATGCCCGGAGAGAAGGGAAGTCCGCTGATGGACGTGATGTGGTGCGTCTGGCTGACGCCATGGAAGAATGATATTCAGACGGTGTACCGTCCGCTTACGCGGCCGGAGATGGGAGCAGGAAATAAAAATGGCTAAACTGGCGATTCTATCTGGTATTGTTTTTCTTTTCCTTTTCCGTAAAATCTTTTTCTATGTAAAAGACTTGCTTAAACAACAAGGACTTGAGTACAAACCTAAATTAACGATGCTATGCGCCTTATACGCTACAATGTTTGGGGCCTTTGGCACGTTCGCAATTTGTGCAAGCATTTATACAATAATTTTACTGCTGAGTGGGGAGGGGCATTTGGGATGAAGTATGATTTTCGTGTTGGGGACTACGTTGAAGATGTCACTGGACGGGTCGGTTATATTCAGTCCATCTGCCAATGTGAGCAGTGCAAGGCGCGCGGTTTCTACGAACCTTTCGTCCTATATACGGACGGCAACGGCGATTACATCACAGCTTACGAGTATGAGAAAGGGTTTCCGGGTTACAAACGCATTGGACAGTATACTTTTGCCCAGGCAGTTCAAGTTCCCCAGTCAGTTCAAGTTCCAAAGATCGACAAACTAATTTACACAGACGAAACAGCTATATTGTGGAAACTGAACGAGCTTGTGGATGCTGTCAATGAACTGCGTATGCGGGATGCAAAGGAGAGTAAGGATGATTGAGTACATCAGAGTTGTAAGTAAGCAGCGCCCCGCGAAGCGGGCGTTTGACGTTCAGGTTGGAGCACACCTGCGTGTGTATATTGCCGGGAAGATCACCGGCGACAAGAACTATCGGGAGAAGTTCGCCAAGGCGGAGATGGTCCTCACTGCCATGGGACATTGTGTCCTAAACCCGGCGAATCTCCCCTCCGGCATGGAGCAGGGCGATTATATGCGTATCTGCTTTTCCATGATTGACTGTGCGGACTGTGTGGTTCTGCTGCCGGACTGGCGTGAGAGTTCTGGGGCACGGTTAGAGCGGGCCTACGCCGAGAAAATCGGGAAAGAGGTTGTTGTGGCAGATCAGGGCAGGATCGATGAGTTTTTGGAGAAGGTGGGGAGAAAGCATGAGTAAGGCTGTTATGCTGAGCATCCGCCCCAAGTGGGTGGAGAAGATTGCCTCCGGCGAAAAAACCATCGAAGTCAGAAAGACCAGGCCGAAGTTGCAAACACCGTTCAAGTGCTATATCTATTGCACTATGGATCACCCTTACATTTCTGCGTCCTGCGCGGAACTGGACAAGCTCAACTATCGCACAAATACCGTTGGTCGGTGTAATGGCAAGGTCATCGGGGAGTTTACCTGTGAGCGGATCGCCCCGATCACATACGATGGCGGCAGGCTATGGTGTCCGACAAATGCCGCCTTTTCCCCTGCGACGTGCTTATCTCAGGCAGAAATTATAGCTTATATCGGCGATAAGGGGCGTTGTTACGGCTGGCATATTTCCGACCTGCGCATTTATGATGCGCCGAAAGAATTGAGCGAGTTCAAGACGCTATGTAGAGTCGATGCCGATTGCTGTGCCTGCCCTTATTACAATTACACCAAAATGGGTTGTGATGGCCGGGTTATCGGTCGCCCACCCCAAAGCTGGTGCTATGTGGATGACTTGCAAACCAAATAATGCAAAAACCCCTCGCTTTTGAAGCGGGGGTTTTTCGTTCGTAAAACCGTTCGTAAAATCGAAGATAAAACTCCTGTTTTTTGGTTTTTTTATTATCGTAATAGAAAATATTTTTACCATCCAAAAACGGCTGAACCCGTTGAAATATAAGGAAAACCCCACAATCACAAGGATTGTGGGGTTGGTCCGAGTGGCGGGAGTCGAACCCACTAATAAATGGCTATAACCGTTGGAAATGAATGTGCGTTTTGCGGCGTTCGTAAAATCGTTCGTAAAACGCGAGGTTTGGCGGTGGGGGACATGGGAGAGTCAGGCGGATGCGCGAGGCGTTTGGTCAGGGGGCTGTTCTTCGTCCGGAGCAGGGTCATCGCCTCGGTTTTTGTAAAACTGCTCCATTTTGTTTTCAGCGTTGAGACGGTCCTCTCTGGCGAGTTTGAGATAAATCTTATGAACGGTGTTGTGGTCGCTCCATCCACCGATTTCTTGCACTTCCAATTCGCTAAGCCCAAGATGGAAACCGAGGGAGGCAAAGGAGCGACGGAGACCGTGAACACCGCACTCAGGAAGGTCATTCTTTTTGCAGATCAGGTTGATGCCGCCGCGCAAAGAATTTTCAGTACAATCCAGAATGGGAAGGCCGGCGCTTTTCCGCTGCGAAAGCAGCTCGTAAAGGGCGGGGATCATAATTTGGATCGTGCGTTGAGACGAAACGTTTTTGTTGGTCTTTTTATACACAAAGTCTCCGTTTTTATCCATGACCCGTGCGCCTTGAATTTTGATCCGCTTTTTCTTTAAGTCGATGTTTTCCCAAGATAGGCCGAATATTTCAGACCGGCGGAGGCTGTGAAGGGCCAGCAGCGCGCCCACTTCAAACCGGCTGCCGCTCACAGCGCCCACAAAAACAAGGATCTGCTGGTAGGTCAGCCAGGGAAGGTCTTTTTTTATGCTTTGAGGGAGACGGACTTCCGGCGGAGGTATATGATTGTCCCGCATCACGGTGCAAACAAGGCCCCATGAATTATACACTGTTTTAGGGGACAGGGTTTCACTGGCTTCGTCGATCTCCTGCTGCCAATTTGATATATCCTGTATTTTGGCATTGATCTTTCCGGGGAAGCGATTCTTTTTGATACACTCATATCCCCGGATCGTGGATGGAGACAAAGATTGATTTTTTTCCAAATAACTGTCGATTGCCTGAAGAAGCGTGAGACTGCATTTTGCTTCCTTTTTAGCTTCCAGAAAGCCGGCGCGGATGGCGCGGGCCTTGGCTTCGCAGAGAGCGGCGGTATCTTCCGTGATACTTTGCCCTTCGGCCCGCAGTTCGATGTTCCACTTGCCGGACTTCAACTGACGTGGGGAGGGGACTTTGATCTCGTCCTTCTTTTTTCGCTCCCTGATCTGGCGTTCACCGCACCACTTGCAGAAGATAGAATCATCATCAATGACACGCTTACAGTTTTTGCATTTCATGCGCACACCTCCCGTGTGTATCAGCCGTGGAAGAACCCAAATTCCAGACAGTGCAGGTCCAGATAAACGGCGTAAGCCACGACGAAGATCAAAAGGACCAACATCCATCGCAAAAGACGGTCCCGGTTGCGGATGCCGCGGGACTGACGTTCCACAAATTCCCGGAGAAGTTCGTTCTGGGCGTTCAGGCCGTTGATCTCCTGACGGTAGACATCCAGTTCCCGGTTTACGATTTCCTCTATGGTTTCCGGTGGCGGAGAATCTTCCGTTGGTTTCATCCCTAAAAACTGGTCAATGGAAATTCCGAGGAAAACGCAGATGGGGCCGAGAGTTTCCAACGTAGGGGAATGGGTGGTGGCACGGAACATATTGTTCACCGTGTTGAGAGGAACTCCGCTGCCGTCCGCGATTTCCTTGTTTGTGATGTGTTTTTCTTCTTTTACCGCGCGGCACTGGTCAATCAATGACAGCATACATAGAGTACCTCCTTGTTGAAAATTGACAAAATGTGCGAAATAGCAATCGGAATTGTGTGTATCAACACCGAAATCGTGTGTATTAAGACTATCAAACTTGAGGCTTTGATGGTACGATAAAAGCAGACCTACCGCACCCCCAAGCGGCGGGTCTGCTATGGGCCGCCGCTTTCGTGGCTGGGGCGGCGGCTCTCCATCACAGCTTCAGGGGGGCGGAAGAAAAAACGGAAAGGATGGGGAGAAAGGACTTGTATGTGTAGAAATGGAATCAACAGAAGCGGACCTTCATACCGACGCGGGTCTCCGTGAGAAATTGAAGCACCAGATCAAAGGACTGTCGGATGAAAGCATGAAAAAGCTGTGGGAAGCCATTCAATGCGGGGCGTTCGGCGCACCGAAGTAAACTGGGAATCAGGTAGTAGGCTTCCCCTGACGGCTTTTCAAAAACTCAACGTACTGCGCAAGGTCGGATAACTGATCCTCTCCGCAGGAATCGACAAATTCATAGATGGCTTTTGCGTAACCACTGCCCGTCCCGCTTTTGGCGGGGCGGGTATTTTTTTTGGCCTGACGGTCAGCCGCAGCCTCGATGTTCTGGCTAAAGGTCAGGTCGTTGAGGGATTCCCGCAGGACGTCGATTTCCAGCGCAATTTTGTCCGCATCTTCCTCCGTGGCGGTTTTCAACGCTTTTTCCAGCTCCGCCAAGCGGAAAGTGTATTCGTCGATTTGAGATTGTGTGGTTAAGCCCATCAAATATTCTACGGGGACTTTAAAGTAATCGGCAAAAACGGAAATGGTAGAACCCTCCGGCGTGGCGGCCGTCTTTTTCCACTTAGTCGGCGTAGAGTTGCTGAAACCATTTTCCGTAGCTGCTTTCGTACAGGAAATGCCTTTCCGCTTGCACAGCAGTTTAAATCTGTCATAAAACATAAGTCTTGCCCCCTGATTTTGATCATTATGCCGAAACTAACCAAAATCAGAAAAAACAGGTTGACAATCTGACCGCAGTCAGGTACTATAAGTGTATAAACTGATTTTGGTCAGTTAATTTGACGGCGGTTAGGTTGATGGATTTTGCTGGTTTGGTCACTTGCATCATAACATGGAATCTAACCAAAGTCAACATTTTTGATGAAGGAGGTAAGATTTAATGCCTGCAAAATGGACCGGCGAGTTGGTGGGGAAGATCCACAACGCCGGATTGACGATCAAAGAGGTTGCGGCGGAGGCTGGTATGAACCCTAAGTACATTAGCACCGTGCTCAATCAGGACACGGACGCGCCGAAAGCGGAGGCGAAGCTGCGGGCGGCGCTTGATAGACTGATTGAGAAAGCCGCACAGGAGGTTACTGAAAATGAATGAATTGCAGATTTTCAATAACCCGGAGTTTGGGGAGATCAGGATCATTGAAATGGATGGGGAGCCTTGGTTCGTAGGTAAGGATGTGGCAGAAATTCTCGGATATGCAAATCCAAGCAAGGCGCTATCAGACCATGTGGATGCAGAAGATAAACTCAATAACGAATCGTTATCGAGTTTGAATTTAAACCTCGGGCAACGCGGCGGATGGATTATCAATGAAAGCGGCCTTTATTCACTGGTATTGTCCAGCAAACTTCCGAATGCGAAGAAGTTTAAGCATTGGATTACGCATGAGGTGATCCCCATCATCCGCAAACATGGGGCCTACATGACGCCGGACGTGATCGAACGGACGCTGACTGACCCGGACTACATCATCCAGCTTGCGACCACCTTGAAGGAGGAACGGCAGAAGCGCCGGGTGCTGGAAGCCAAGGCGGAAGAGAACCGGCCTAAAGTGTTGTTTGCGGACAGCGTGGCGGCGTCCAACACCTCTATCCTTGTTGGGGAGTTGGCAAAACTGCTCCGGCAGAACGGCGTGGACATTGGAGGGACGAGATTGTTCCGCTGGATGCGGGAAAACGGGTATCTCATTAGACGCTCCGGTTCGGACTACAATATGCCCACGCAGCGGAGTATGGAGATGGGCCTTTTCACTATCAAGGAAACGGCGATCACCCATGCGGACGGGACGGTGACGGTGAGCAAGACCGTCAAAGTAACCCCAAAAGCGCAGATCTATTTCGTGAACAAGTTTCTTGGAGAAAAAAGCTGTGAAACCAGAGGGGCAAACCATGGCAGATAAGGATATAAACGTTTTTTGGAGTTCTGCGTTTGATGGGTTAACCTTGGAACAGCAGTTTGCAAAGTTTGGCAAGGTTGCAAGCAAGTTGGCAGATGCCTCCACTTTTGCTCGAATTGGGGAATATGACTCGGCAGAAGAGATTCTGATTGAAGCCACATGTGAGGTTTCAGCCCTAAAGTGCAACTCCTTGTTGGAGTTGGCGATTGCGGTTCGCAACTATATAACTGGACTTAGGAATGGAACCAATCAGCCTGATTCAGTTGATTACTAACCACGAAAGGAGGCGGCGGGATGCCGCGGGTAAAGCTGGGGCGGAAGCCCAATGACGAGGTTTTGATCTCTCTGCTGTGGGGCAGACAGGCCGCCATGGGGATGCCGATCGGCACCATGGCGGAGAAAGCGGGCATGACGCCGCAGACCCTACGGTCGCGGAAGAAGTCACCGCAGGATTTTTCGCTGAAGGAACTATTGAAGCTGGGGCGGGCGCTGGACATTCCCATTGAGGAGCTGCGGGATGCCATCCGCTACTGAAAGGAGTCGGGAAACCATGATACAGGGAACAAAGTATGTCAGCGCCAAGACGCTGGAAGCCATTGAAAAGGCACTGGCCCACGGAGACCGGGTGGAGCTGATCCCGGTGAAGGACGGTGTGAAGGTAATCCGCGTCCGGCGGGACGAGATCAAGTAAGCCTATGGGAAAAGTGAATGAGATGCCTGTCCCTAAGCGTTGGGGCAGAGGAGCAGAGCGTTGCTGATGGAACCGGGAGACCGGTGTCTATTCGGCGGCGCTTTTTGTTTTTGCTGTAAGGAGACGGAAATTTGATGAAAACCTTTGAGGAATACGAGGCGGAGGCCGCGTGGGAAGCCCACTTGGAAAACGCCCTTCACGTGGCACGGCGGGAAGCTGCGGAGCGGAGGCGGAAGGCCATCCGCAGAGCGGTTCTGCTGTGGGTGTCTGTGGCGCTGGTGCTGGCAGCACTGTGGCTGACGCGGGAGACCGGGAAGCCGGAGCCGGAGGCGCCCACCGTGACGGCGGGACGGCTGGCCGGGGACGAGACACCGGCGGTGGAGTACGCCTCACTTGTCCTCTGGCAGGAGCTGGATCCGGAGACAGCCCCGCCGGTTCAGGAGGACTACGAGAACGAGAAGATCGAAGCGGCGCTGTTTGACAGCGGCTACTTCCGGGCGGATGTTCCGCTGGACGGAGACCTGCAAAGCTATCTCCGGGCGGCCTGCGAGGAAAGCGGCGTGGAGTACACGCTGATGCTGGCGATCATCCGCAAGGAGACCGGCTACCGGAACGTGAAGGGGGACGGCGGAGCCAGTTGGGGCTACTGCCAGGTACAGCCCCGGTGGCATAAGGCCCGGATGGAGCGGCTGGGGGTCACAGACCTGATGGACCCCTTTGGAAATTTCCGGGTGGCCTGCGACTACATGGCGGAGCTTTTGAGCCGGTATGACGTAGAGAACGCCTTGACGGCCTACAACAGCGGCCATCCGGGGCACAGCGATTATGCCAGAACCGTGATGGGGTATTGGGAGGAACTGAAAAATGGGTGAGTTGGTACGACTGACTTTCCCGGACCGGCCGCAATGGCTGACAGGACGGTGCCGTGGCATCGGCGGCAGCGAGGCGGCGGCGGCCATTGGGCGAAGTCCATGGAAAACGGCGCTGACGCTGTGGAAGGAGAAAACCGGGGCGCAAGCCGCTCCTGATCTCGGTGGCAACGAGGCCGTGGAGCTGGGGCGGCGAATGGAACCGGCTATCCGGGACTTTTTCATGGCGCAGTATCCCGGCTACGAGCTTTACTACGGTGCCTATGACATTCTCTACCAGAGCGACCGCCCATGGCTTTTTGCCACGCTGGATGGAGAACTGACGGAGACGGACACCGGACGGAAGGGCATTTTGGAGATCAAAACCTCGACGGTGAGCCGGGGAATCGACTGGGCGAAATGGCGGGATCAGGTTCCTGAGAACTATTTCACGCAGATCCTTCACCAGCTGCTTGCCACCGGGTATGACTTCGCCGTGCTCTATGCGGCGCTCTATGATCTGTCCGGCAATATCACCCTGCGCCGCTACGATTTTGAGCGGCGGGAGCACGAGGCGGACCTGAACTGGCTGCTGGAACAGGAAACGGACTTTTGGGGCCATGTGGAGGCGGGGACGATGCCCGCCCAGACTTTGATTTTGTAAAGCGCGCAACTCCGAAAAAAATAAAACATGAAAAGGAGAATTTATATGGAACAGGAACAGTATCACATCACGGTGAAAAGCGTGGAGTCCGGGGAGGTTGTGATGGACAGGGACTCTGCGGCGTTTACCTGCATTGCGGCAAATGAGGAGAATACGCATGTACTCACCTCCATCCACGGAGATCCCATTCTTGTGGGCAGGCTGTTGTGGAGGGCGCAGGAGGAGATTGATCGGCTTCTCCAGGCGCATCCCGAGCTGAAACTTGTTGTGAAGGCCATTGCCGCTATGGAGGCGGAGGATGCCGATAAGACGGACGAGGAGGACGCATGATGCTGGTAAACATTCGTTACTACAAGCCCCTGCACAAAGCGTATGCGGGGAATACCTTCACCTATCGGACGGGCCTGCCCCTGAACGTGGGGGACAAGGTGATGGCCCCCACCAAGGGCGGAGACAAGCGGGCCATGGTGGTGGAGATCAACGTGCCGGAGAGCCGTGTGGACGAGCGGATCATGCCGCTGCTGAAGGAGATCACGGCCTATGATACTGGGGAACAGGAGGATGCGGACGCATGAGCAGTGCCATGGAATTTGCCATTACCACGGATCTTACTCCGCTGAAGGAGTTCAGCATCTCCGCCAATTTCGCGGAGTGTCAGGCGTGGCTGGAAGAAAATTTGGCCCCGTACCGGGGCATGGTGGTGACGGAGGACGGCATCGCCGCGGCGAAGAAGTACCGGGCCAACATCCGCTCCGTGGCCGCACGCATCGACGAGTGCCGCAAGATGGCGAAGGCGGCGGCGCTGGCAAGCTACGCCCCCTTTGAGGGGAAGTGCAAGGCACTGACGGCCCTGTGCGACGAATCTGCCGCCAATCTGGACGGCCAGATCAAAGCCTTTGACGAGCGGCGCCGCACGGAGAAACTGGACGCTATCCGGGCCTTTTTTGATGAGCGCATCGGAGAACTTGCGGAATTTCTCCCGTGGGAAGCGGTTCTGGACAAGCGGTGGGGCAACGCCACCTATTCTGAGGAACAAGCCCACAAGGACATTCTGGTGGCGATCAGCAAGTGCGACAGCAGTATTGCCGCCATCCGCGGCCTGAACAGCGAGTTCGAGACCACGCTGCTGGAAGAGTACAAGCAGTGCCACGATCTGCCCACGGTGCTGAAAAAGGATCAGGCGCTCAAGCGGGTGAAGGAGATTGAGGAACAGCGGAAGGCAGAACAGGAACAGCGCAGGCAGCAGGCCGAGGCTGCGCGGGCGGCGGAGGAAGCCGCCAGAGCGGAGCGGGTGCAGGCCGCCGTGGAAGCGGCCAGAGCCATTCAGACGGAAGAACCGGCACCAGCACCGGCACCGGCGGCGGAGGTACAGCCGAAGCGCACGGCTCCGCAGACCGTCACCCTTTCGTTCCGGGTGACAGGCACTGTGGAGCAGCTGAACGGACTGCGGGATTATATGCTGGCCAACGGCATCGCCTTTGGCCGCGCGGACTGAATAAGGGAGGAATTTTGTCATGAAGGCAACAAACAGCTTTGCGGCCCAGACCCAGCGGGACAAGCCCACGTTTTCCATGGCCATTGCGGCCCCCAGTATGCAGAAGATGATCCAGAGCGCTCTGCGGAGCGACAAGGCGGCGGCGCGGCTGACTTCCACCCTGATCTCCGCCGTGAATGCCAGCGAACAGCTGAGAGCCTGTGAACCCAGCACCATTGTGGCGGCGGCCCTCCGGGGCGAGGGCATGGGCCTGATCTTCGGCCATGGCTACTATGTGGTTCCCTACGGGACTACCGCAACGTACATTCTGGGCTACAAGGGATACATCCAGCTTGCCATGTCCACCGGGTTTTATGCCGACATCGACTGCACGGACATTCGTGAGGGCGAGATCGAGGGGCGGAGCCGCCGGACGGGCAAGCCCATCGTGAACCTTGCCAAGTATGAGAGCGACGAGGAGCGGCAGAGTAAGCCTATTATCGGCTACTACGGTTACTACGAACTGAAGGACGGGACCTTCCGTTTTGAATACTGGCCCATGGACCGGCTCCTTCGCCATGCGGACCGGTACTCCAAGGCGTTCAGCTATGAGAAGTTCAAGGCCATGCAGAGTGGGGAGATGAACCCCAAGGACGTGGAAAAGCTGCTGAACGGTTCCCCTTGGTATGATCCCAACGGTGGGCAGGACCGGATGTGCCGCAAGACGATTCTGCGGCAGTTGCTGAACAGCGGCTACGCGCCCTTGTCCCCGGAGGTCAAGACCCAGCTCATGGAGGAAGCCAGCGCCGAGGACGAGGGCATGATCCCGGATATGCCCATGCCGGAGCGCACGGTGGCATCTACCGGAGAGGTGGTGGAGACTGCCCCCGTGGCTGTGGAAGCCCATCAGGAAACCGTGGAGAGCGAATCCGGTATGGTTACACCCCCAAAGGCGGAAAAGACCGCAGAGACCTCTCAGAAGGCGCAGGACGATGGTATGGACTATGCGGCCACTTTCTTTGGGGAATGAGGTGAGAGACCATGCTGATCTCCATTAAGACGCGGGAGGAGGACGGGAGCCGCTACATGATGTGTGCCGGCACCGTGACCCGCGAGGTCAAGACTGGGGCCACCGCCAAGGGGACACCGAAAGCGGAATTTGGCATGAAGTACGCCAAGGGCGAGTTCATGAACGTGTCTGCCGTGGGGGACGATGACGTGACCCGCATGGCGGCGTGCCTTGAAAAAGGGGATGCCGTTCTGGTGTGCGGCGTGTGGAAAACCCGGAGCTACACCACCCGTGACGGGGAACAGAAGGAGTGGAGCGAGCTTCACGCGGAGTTCGTGGCCCCGCAGACGGTGATGGCGGCAGTGTTAGGGCTGCTGGCGGCAGAAAGTGAGAAGCCGCGCTCCTCTGAACCGGCGAAGCCTATGGAACACAGCGGCAGTCAGGCGGGTTCCCTTGACAGTCAGGAGGACGCCGTTTTGCCGTGGGAACAGCCCGAAGAGGACGAACCCTACGATTATGTACCGCAGATTTAGGGGGAATTGACCTATGGCGAAAGAAAACCGGTATTTCTGGCTGCGGCTCTATGATGACTTCTTTACGTCCAAGCGGATCAAAAAACTCCGCAAGCTGGCGGGCGGGGATACCTACCTCATCATTTACCTGAAAATGCAGCTCATTGCCATGAAGCACGATGGAATTTTGCAGTGGTCAGGTCTTGACGATAACTTTGCCGATGAGCTGGCGTTGGAACTGGATGAGGAACCGGCCAACGTGGAGGTGACGATCAACTACCTTCTTTCCTGCGGTTTGGCGGAGACCTCGGATGACGTCACGTTTTTCTTCCCGTATGCGGTGAAAAACGTTGGGAGCGAAGGTTCCTCCGCAAAGCGGATGAGGGAGTCCAGAGCAAGAGCAAAGCTGGGAGAATCGTCACAATGTGCGAACGATGTGCGAACATTGTGCGAACATCGTTACGGAGAGAAAGAGATAGAGAAAGAGATAGATATAGAAGATATATCTTCTTCACTACGTTCAGAAGATATGGGGGGCAGTGCCCCCAGTGAGCCAAAGGCACCGGAGAGCGGAAAGCGGACGGCGGTGAAATTCGTACCGCCCACGCTGGAAGAGGTGGAAGCCTACGCCGCGTCCCGGCAGAGCATGGTGGACCCCCGGCGGTTCTTCGAGTATTTTAACACCCCGGACGCACAGGGCCGCTCGTGGAGGGACAGCAAGGGGAATCCGGTGAAGAACTGGAAGCAGAAGTTTCTCACATGGGAAGGCCGGGACAGCGGGAAGGGAAAGCCCGCCCCGGCGGCATCCCGGACGGACAAGCCCCGGAAAAGCTGGACGGAGCTGGCAGCGGAGATGGACGCGGAGGAGGGCCGCACAACATGACCAGACAGGAGACAGGCATCATCATGGATATTCTGACGGCGGCCTATCCCCGGTTTTACAGCAGCACCACCGGGCCGGATATGCGCAACGCCATCAAACTGTGGGCGGATATGTTTGCCCATGACGAGGTGGCACTGGTGGCGGCGGCGGTAAAAAGCGTGATCGAAAGCGACGAAAAGGGCTTCCCGCCCACCATCGGACAGGTAAAGGCCAAACTTCGCCTGCTGACGGCAAAACCGGAAATGACGGAGGCAGAGGCGTGGGGTCTGGTGGCAAGGGCCATCCGAAACGGGCTGTACGGCGCTGAGGAGGAATTTGAGAAGTTCCCGCCGGTGGTACAGCGGATCGTGGGCAGTCCCAACACGTTGCGGGAGTGGGCGCGGATGGACACGGAGACGGTGCACAGCGTAGTATCCAGCAACTTTCAGCGCAGCTATCGGGCCATTTCCGCACGGGAACGGGAGATCAACGCCCTGCCTGCGGAGGTCCGGGCGCTGGTACAGCGTATCGGCACCGGGCCGGAGCCGGAGAAACTGGCGGCACCTGAGAAGAAGCCCCTGCCGGCGGCGGAAGCAAAACCGGAAGCCGAGGCGGTGAAGCCGCCGGAATGGTTCAAGGACGCGGTACGGCCCCAGCGGCGCAGCCGGGATGAGGTGATGGCCTATCTCCGGGGAAAGGCCGATGGGGATGGCAGGTAATTTTACGCTTGCCAGCTGTATGCGGAGATACAGCACGAAGGCGGAGAAGGAGGAACCCTCCAACAGTCTGCACAAGTGCTGGTCCTGCAAACTGGCCTATGGGCAATGCGAATGGAGCCGGGTGGACGAAAAAAGCGGAAAGGTCCGCTTTGAGGACGTTCCCGGCTGGAAGGTCCGGCGGAGATCCCGCATGGAGCGGGACGGAGTGGTAGAGCGGGTGCAGGTTTTGGACTGCCCAAAGTATCAGGAGGAAAAGCGATGAGCGTTTGTTTGGATGATCTGAACAGTCTGCCGGAGCGATACCGGAAGCAGGTACAGCAGCAGATGCAGGCCCAGCAAATTGATCGGACGGCCAGGGTAATGGCCCGGTTCGTGGTGGAGGAGAATGGGAAGGCGGAAGCGGCGGCGGAGGGTAAGCGCAAGCACCACAACCACCCCACCGCCCGGACCCTGCCCAACGGAACGGAGCACACCTTTGACAGCCGCAAGGAGGCGGCCCGGTATGACGAGCTGGCACTGCTCAGCAAGGCGGGGGCCATCCGGGATCTGCGGCTCCAACCCCAATTCACGCTGAAGGAAAGCTACATCACGGCCAACGGCGACCGAAGCCGCGCCGTGACGTATCGGGCGGACTTCTCCTACGAGGAGCGGGGGAAGGACGGCACATGGCATCTGGTTGTGGAGGACGTAAAAGGCCCCTCTACGAAAAAAGACAAGACCTACCGCATGAAGGTGAAGATGATGCAGGCTATGAAGCACATCACCGTGCGGGAGGTATGAACGGAAAGGAGATATGCCCGGTGGAGACCGTAACTGTGATCGTGCGGGCTGTGCTGCCATGGGACAGCGCGGACGGGAAAGACCGGATCGAGATATGCACCCATGACCGGCAGAGCCAGATCGACTACTGCCTGAACCACTGCCCCTATGCGGAATGCGTGAACTGCGCGGGCGGAGGTCGGACTACCAGCCGCGGCGGGCGGCCGCCCCTTCTGCGGGAAGCGGAAATGCGCAAGCTGCGGGAGCTGCTGGAAGCACGGACAGACCCGGCGGATATTTGCCGGGAGATGCACATGGATGCGGATTTTCTAAGTCGGTGCAAACGAAAGCTGCGGAGGGAAAGAAAACGAGACGATTATTTGAAAGTGCAAGAGGGGGTGATTTAGGTGAAGCATTATGGAGATGTCACAAAAATTCACGGAAATGAAGTAGAACCCGTGGATTGTGTGATAGGTGGTTCACCTTGTTAGACAGGATCTTTCCATTGCTGGAAAGAGGGCAGGACTTGCCGGGGCGCGTTCCGGCCTGTATATGGAGCAAATACGGATTATCAAGGAGATGAGAGAACGTGACAGAAGAATGGGGCGAACAGGTGAGTTTGTGCGACCTCGGTATATGGTCTGGGAAAATGTTCCCGGAGCCTTCTCAAGCAACGGCGGAAAAGACTTCGCGGCCGTCCTCGAAGAAGCCATCCGGGTCGCAGAGCCGGAAGCCCCCGATATTGAAGTGCCTGAAAAAGGTTGGAACACCTGGGGGGGATACCACGATGAAATGGGAGGACGATGGAGCGTTGCGTGGCGAGTGCTCGATGCGCAACACTGGGGAGTCCCCCAACGTCGCCGTAGAATCGCGCTTGTCGCAGATTTTGGAGGCGACACCGCATGGGAAATACTGTTTGAGCGCAAAAGCGTGTCAGGGTATCCTTCGGAGAGCGGAGCGGCGTGGGAAGGACCTGCCGCCGGTGCTGAAAGCGGTGCTGCTTACGCAGTCCGAATCCGGGGAGGATGCGACGGAGGCGGAAAAGGAGCCTTAGTCCAGACGGAGAAAAGCGGAACGATTAAGGCAGGGAATGACCAGACGCTTTTCTGCATGGCAACTCAGCAAGGCGGGGCCGAGGTACGAAGCGATGACCGTGCACCGACCTTGACCGCTTCCGCAGGCATGAGCGGGAACAACCAGCCGGTTGTATGCGCCGGTCCGGACTGTCTTACTCCGTGGGATTGCCAGAGCAAGCGGGTATACAGCGAAGCCGGTGTGATGCCAACGTTGCAAGCCGGAGAAAACAGCGGCCAGAATCAGGAAGCCGTACTGTGCGCCGGGTTTAAGCTGGGGAACAGTGAACAGGCCCGGAGCATCGGCTACGCCGAGGAACAGGCACCCACACTGAACGCTGAGTGCGGGGGAAACAAACCGGCGGTTCTGTGCCTGAACGATCAGGGCGGTAGCATGATGGGCGTGAGCCATGATGTTTCCGGGACGCTGAGAGCACAGGAGCATGGGCACCAGCCCTCCATTCTGGATATGAGCCACGCCTGCGACGTGATCCGGGACTGCGGCGAGGTAGCCCCCAGTCTGCAAGCCCGTATGGGAACCGGCGGCAACCAAATCCCGTTGACGTACCAGAAAACAACCGGGACTTTATCGCCCGGAGCACACGCAGGGAGCTATAACGGGCAGGATGCCTATAACAATATGCTGGTTGTATCGAGTGAAATTCACCCAGCATTGAGAGCAAAAGCCAATGACCCATACCGAACAGATATGGCTGCGTATGTCGCAAGCGTTGACTGCCGAAACTTTCGTGAGGGCGGGGAAATCAACGGAACCTTGCAGGCAAAGGAAAGTGGAGGCCAAAGCCTGAACCTGAACAATACGATCCGCCAAAACATGGTGGTTCGCCGTCTGACCCCGCTGGAATGTGAACGGCTTCAGGGCTTTCCTGACCACTGGACGGACTTGGGCGAGTGGACGGACAGCAAGGGCAAACGCCACAAAGACGCGGACAGCCCCCGGTATAAGGCACTGGGCAACTCCATCGCCCTGCCGCCGTGGAAATGGCTGTTGAAACGGCTGTGCGGCAACTACGAGCGGGACGCCACAATGGCAAGCCTGTTCGATGGAATAGGCGGTTTTCCGCTGATCTGGGAGCAGCTGAACGGACGCGGAACGTGCCTATGGGCCAGCGAGATTGAGGAGTTCCCCATCGCTGTTACCAAACGGAGGTTCGGCACGTTAGAGGAACCGGGAGACATGGGACGGTTTTTGTTCCCATGCGGAAACGAAAGGAGCGGGACATGAAGCACAGCAACGATTACTGGGAACAGGAAGCCTACTGGGAGATGGAACGGCGGCGGGCGGAGAAGAACCGCAAGACCAGAGAGCAGCGGCGGCGGGAGCGGGCGTACACCTCCGCCCTGATCGGCGGGATCTGCTTCTTGCTTTTGGTGGCGATTTTGCTGACGAAAGCCATTTTGGGAGGTGGAACGCCGTGAACAGGGAGAACCGGAGAGCAGGGTGGAATAAAAAGCTGCCCCCCTGCCCTCTCTGCGGACTGGACAGCGGGGAGCGGGTCGAGGATGCGGCACCGCCCTTTGACTACATCGTGGCGTGCACCTCCTGCGGGGCGCGGACCAGACCGTATCACAGTCTGAACTGCGCCACGAAGGCGTGGGACCGGGGAGATGTTTACCGCCCGGAGAAAGGAAAACACCATGTATCACTGTGAAACCTGCGGTGCGGAGTTTGAAGCCCCGCTGATCTTAGACGGTTCGGAGCCGCGCCCGGAATGCTTTTTTGAGCGGTTCCGGAAGGTTGGCTGTCCCTACTGCGGGAGCCAGTATTTCAACGAATTGGACGAGGAAGGGGAGGAAAAATGATGGATGCTGTGGAGTTTTTGGACAAGGTTGACCGTCTCAGTAAAAGGGGATATACCGAAGAAAAAATGCGCTACACCGATTATAGGGCAGCAGGAGATAACGTAGGGGCGGTGAAGTTTGTCGAGCGGTGGGCTGTCGCGCACCCCATCAAAACACGCCAGAGCGAGTTCTTGAAGATGTTTCCCGATGCGCCAATATATCCAGACACAGGGCTTGTCCGGGTATCCCCCTGCCAAGTGGATAGAGCATTGTGTGGGAATTGCCCCACAGGGACAAACTGTATTAAGTGCCGGAAGAAATTCTGGCTTGCGGAGGTGGAGGACGTATGAAAGTGTTGATAGCCTGCGAGGAATCGCAGGAAGTCTGCAAGGCGTTCCGGGCGCTGGGCCACGAGGCGTATAGCTGCGACATTCAGGAGCCGTCCGGTGGGCATCCTGAGTGGCATATTCAACAAGACGTATTACCCCTAATTAATGGCGATTGTGAGTTTGATACGATGGATGGTGAACATCATGTTATTAAGGGCGAATGGGATTTGTTGATTTGTCACCCGCCTTGCACTTATATGTCTAAAGCGGGAGCAAGATGGATGTACCCAAAAGCAGGTGTAATCAATCCCGAAAGGCTTGCTCTTGCGTTAAAAGCAAAAGAATTTTTTATGCAATTTGCTAATGCCAAATGTGAACATATTGCCATTGAAAATCCTCGTCCACTTAAAGTTGTTAAATTACCAAACCCATCTCAGGTTATTCAGCCTTATGAATATGGAGAGCCTTATTCTAAAGCCACTTTGTTATGGAATAAAAATCTCCCGAATTTGATTCCTACTGAAATTTTAACTGAATATTCCCCCTGGATGCCGTCAAATACAGGCGCGTTTAGCCGAGGCGGCAAAGGAAGCCGTGGGGTGGCTCATAACGCAAAGATGGGGAGTAAAACATTCAAAGGCATCGCCAGAGCCATGGCGGAGCAATGGGGCGGAGACATAAGGGAGGAACTATGAGAGATACAAACCTCGTAAATGCGCTGCGTGAGCACGCAGAATGGGCGCGGGCAAATGAGTGGGAAACGCCAATCACGCTGGGCGATGATCTGGCGGAGGCGGCTGACGTGATCGAAGCACAGGCGAAAGAGATTAACGCCCTGCGAAACGAACTGTGCCTAAAGTGCGGAAACTACACGCTGGCCCATGAGGGGGCCTGTAACGGATGCCGGTGGAGGGGGTAAGAAGATGGAACGACTGACGAAGCGAGACACCGATGGACAGGCAATGATGGACTGCCAGAAGTGCAAAGCGGATTGGACGGGTAAGCATGGTAAGCCGATGGTTGACTGTACCGCACTGTACTGCCGCAATCGCCTCAAGGATCGCCTCGCCGCCTACGAGGACAGCGCGTGTGCGCCGGAGGAAGTTCTGCCGAAGGATAAGGCAGACGAGATCGCGCTGAAGCTCATGCGTCTTGCTGATTTGGAAAGCCTTTGCAACTATACCCGCTTGCGCGAGCTGGCCGAGGCTGACAAGGACGGTCGGCTGGTGGTGCTGCCATGCAAGGTGGGAGATACGGTGTATGAGGTTACAAGTCGAAAAACCATAAGCGAATACCGAGTAAAGGCAATTCGCGTGGAATTGTTTTGTACATTCATTGAATGGGATATCGTAGCCGGGTTTGTTGATAAATCTATTTTCGGCGTGCCGGTCGATGAAATCGGCAAGACCGTATTCCTCACCCGCGAGGAGGCGGAAGCGGCATTGGAGGCGATGAAGGATGGATGACTTAAAACCATGCCCGTTCTGCGGCGGTAAACTGAACTTTTACCGGGAGAGCTATGTGAATCGTTTCGGAAAGCGCATCATTGAGCAATACTGGATGCACGATGATACAGATTGTGTCCTTAACGACATAAATCAGCCTTTTGTTTTAGG